CTTTCTCACATGTATCATTAATAAGAATACTAACAATATGTTTATCAATTTATACTATATATTGTGTAGATAAACAATATGATAATTATAAGTTCTTAAAAAATGATAACTCATTTAAACAAGAACTTGTACAACATCAGGATAGTCTTATTAATTATCAGCGTATTATGATAGATACTCTGGCTAATCATTTATGGGAAGAACACAATTGTGATATTCCACAATTCGATGGAGAGCTTAAGATTAATATTGATTACGAAGAACAATATCTTGATAGTTTATACAATACTCAACTTTAATTTATAAATTAAAAGAAATGAAAAAGATTCAATTCTATGTAGCAGCTATAACTTTAGCTGTTATTGCACTACTTGCAGTAGTGTCATTTGTAATTGTATTTGTAGGATTTTCTATGAATACTTTTACATCTATCGATTTAGGTGCATTAACTGGTTTTGATGTAGCCTTTTGGTTAGCAGGACGTTTATTAGCACCTATAGTTCGTGATTGCTATAATGAATGGCAAGAAGAAAATCATACTAATAAGATTAACGATGTTAAACTTCAATAATAACAATTATGGCACAACTTACAGAAACTCCATTATTCATTATGGAAAGTGAGATGACAATATTCTCACAGCGTCACCCTGAGTATAACTATTATAAGTGTGTTTACTACGAGGATAATACCTTGGCTGGTTATCTCGCTTATAAGGACGAACCTCAGAATTAATCTTATTAACAATACTAACTTCTCTTGTAAGTCTAATATGATTTGCAAGAGAAGTATTTATTAAATTATTAACTAAAAGGTGGTGATGAACCACAACAAATTATTAATCTTTTAAATTATATTAATTATGGAAAAGAAAGAAGTAATTGCTCAGCTGTTGAAGAATGGTAGCAAGATGGTAAAGGACTTGCAGGTGAAGAATGTAACTGTTGCTCCTCAGGAGAACTATGTTCGTCTTGGTCTTACTCTTAACACTCCTGTTGAAGGTATGGTAACTAACGATAATGGTGTTACTTATGAGAAGGGTGAAACTAAAGTTATATTCGTTTCATTGTTCTCTATCACTTCACTTCTTAAGGATAATGATGATGCTGCTTTTGCTGCTAATCATCTTACTCAGCATCCTGAGGCTATGAGTGTAATTCTTAGTCGTGCTAAGATTGATATCATTCAGGAGCCTGTAACTGCTGGTCAGGAGTATAAGAATCCTTGGTCTGATAACGCAGAAGCTACTGTGTTTGACCATGATACTATCATTAATCATGTAGTAGAACTTACACTCTCTGATTTTGCTATTCGTAAGTTGGATAGTCTGGCTAATGCTCTTCTTGGCTTTTAATAAGAGCCTCAACTAATCATAATAAGAGTGCTAATGGAAATATTCTGTTAGCACTCTCTATTATTACCTTAACATAACTTATACAATATGTCACATATTTATTTCTTTAAATCATCCGAAGAACGTGATGGTTTAAGTTGTTTAACTATTATGAGTTCAAGTCCTAGACGAGCTTATGGGCTTGCAGTTATTAACTTTATTAAAAATGGGTATAAAGGATATCCTGTTAGACTTGCTATTTAACAAATTATTTGTTATGAAGAAGATGATAATGCTTCTTATGTTGTCTATTATGACAATATGTGCTTATGCACAAGAATTTATTGCTCCTACACGTAAGAGTGGTACTCAGTTTACTGATACTACTACAACTTATACATATAAGCGTCCTGAAAAAACATATAATGTTTATGTTTCTCGTAGAGGTGCTTATTATATTTGGAAGATAAGTAAGAAGACTAATAAGCCTTATAAATATTATCTTCCTAAAGAAGTTCAAATTAAAATGGGTAGAAAATATGAACAAAAATAACATAGAATACTTCTAAGAACTTTTCTGCTAAGTGGAGTAAGAGTACACTAAGTTAAATATATATAAATTAGTTGTATTCTTGCTCCCCTTTAAAAGAAATGTGTTATATTTGCACTATTAACTTTAATTTATTATTCTTATGGAAGAAGATTTTAATTTTGAAGCTTTTAGTGTAAATGTTGATTCAGATTGTATAACAGATGATTTTGATAACTATGACCTTTATGGTGAAATCATGGAAGATGATGACCGTGAAGATTATGGTGATGAAATCGAATTTGAATAAGCAATTATGGCTAAAAAATATGATAATGATAAAGGTTTTCTTGTAATTGAAATGTCTATAAGAGAAGCAGTTTTTACTTGCAACTTTGGATATATTATTCCTAATGGCATTCCTGTAATTATAGATGATAATACAAATGAAGTAATTCGAGGAAATGTTTATTATGTAGCAGCTCTTAATCGTGTCTTTTGTAAAGAAAGTTATGAAGATTGGTATGAAAATGCTACCAGATGTAAGGAAGATATTCCTTATGAAGAAAAACATTTTAATTATTATGCTGAAAAACTTGGCATATAAGTTTAATCATTTAAATATCTAAAATTATGGCAGAAATTAGTACTGGTCTTATGAAAAAGACTAAAGCTCAGCTTATAGAAATTATTTTGAGAAAAGATGAAGTAGAACGCGAATGTCGTACTGAAATTAGTAATCTTAACAAAAGAATTAAAGGTTATGATGCTGATATAGAAGGTATGATCGAAAAGTCAAAAGCAGATAAATTTATTATTGATAAGCAAGCTAGTATGCTTATTGAGAAAGAAAATCTTATTGAGGATATGAAATCTCAATTTGATATTTCTGCTACTGAAATTGCAGAAGTAAAAGAAGCTATATATATGTATAAGCATTATGTTAAGGTTCTTAGCATTTCTTGTGCTGCTTTTGCTATTGCTTTGATATGTAAGCTATTTGTATTTTAATGTAATAAAGATTGGTTTTGGGAGATAGTATAACTATTTACTATCTCCCTTTTATTGATTAAATTAATTACTATGAATACAAATATGTTTGAACAAATGACTAATGAAGAGATTAAAGAATATCTTGAAGAACAAGAAGCAGATATTATTTTAAATAGTCTTGAATGGCAAGAAAGGGATTATGTAGATTGTGCTTTGCCTGCATAATAGGTGTAGAAATGCCAAATTTACCACCTCTCGTGGCTTGTGTTGCGTTTTATATGCTTTGGTGATGTCTTGTTAAGGTAAGATATTAAATGCTCTCAAATCAAACAAAAATAAATTAAATAATCATTATAATTGTACAAATAGATATACCAGATAATACTATAAAATAAGAAGATATAGAAAATTAAGATATTTTTAATACTATAGAAAATGATGTATATTATATATTTAGAGTTATAGATAATTATAACATAGTAGATAGTAAAATAAAGTTTTCTATTTTATAAAAATAGATGGATGCCGAGATGGTGGAATTGGTAGACACGACAGACTTAAAATCTGTTGACCATTTAGTTGTGCGGGTTCGAGTCCCGTTCTCGGTACTATTTTAATTTTTGATAATATAGTTTTACTAAGTCCGATACCAGATAGATAAAGTAGTGATAAAGTATTGTACTAAGATAGTAAAACTATTAATTTTTCTGTAATAATCCCAGTAATGTTATTGCTTGTGAAAGTAGTAACATTACAACTATTACAACTTCTCTTAGCTCAGTTGGTAGAGTAATACATTTTTAATGTATGGGTCATGAGTTCGAATCTCATAGAGGAGACAATGTTCTAATTAGAACTATAAATAATATTAATTAATAACTTTTTAAATTTGTTGTAAAATGGCTAAAAAGCATGATGAAAACAAAGACCTGCGTTGTTTCAGTCGAGTTGGTAAGATTAATTATTCCGATAAGACTCTACGTGCATCCAAAAATGTTACCATTGGTATTCATATGTGGGGTAGAATTGACTTTCTTACACATTATTGTGGATGGACATTTATTTGGGATAATACTGCTGGAGTCGGAGGTTATTACGATGGTGAATCTAAAACTGAACAAGTAAAGAATCTTTCTAATTCTCGTAAGGCTTCTAAAGAACACTCTCTTACCAATAAAACTAAGAAAACTAATAAACGTAAGTAATTATGGGTTTTACTATTAATCTAGCTAAAGGTTTTAAGAAGAAACCTAAAGTTAGTAAATCTAATCGAGTTAGTAGATTATGTATTGGTACAACTATTAAAGAAGGAGATGAGTATAAAATTAGAATATCTCTAAGAAATGACCCAGAATATCCTGATTTTCTAGTTGTTCCTTTTACCAAAGAGAGTTTTGAATTAAAAGGCAAAGTTGTCGTTTATAGTCACGAAAAAGACAAATATGGACATAATATTGCATATCATAGAGATCCTTCTATGTGTAAACTTTTTCCTGGACTTCCAACTCAATATACTGCTGTTATAGAGAGATTAGTTTGTTCAGGATATGTTGTTCGTAAAGACGGTAAACTTATGTTTGATTTAAAAGAAACTCATGGTGTTGGTAATTATGTGCATGATTTACCTACTAGAATAGATGATACTAAACCTTTATTCCCAAGTAACGATGAACATAACACAGATTAGTCAAGCTAATGGAAAAGACCCAGTAAGTACTTTAGGATTTACTGACGACCAGCTAAATGCTTATAATGGACTTATTGAATTTATTAATAGTCCTTATAATGAAAATGATTATAAAAGAGCATTAGTTGGTGCAGCAGGTACTGGTAAGACTTATCTTGTTAAAGCTTTAATCAAAAATTGTGGATATAGTTATTCTACGATAGGTCTTGCAGCTCCTACTCATAAGGCTTGTCGAGTATTGAATGAGAGTATTGGTATTTCTAATATTAAAATTAATACTTTACAATCAGATTTAGGTCTTAGACTTAATTTTGATGTAGATAAGTTTGATATTAATAATCCACCATTTGACCCAAAAGGTAGAATTAAAATTGGAGATTATAAACTTTATATTGTAGATGAATCATCTATGATTAATAGAGGACTTTGTATGTTCCTTGAAAAGACTTGTAAAACTAATCATTGTAAGATTATTTATATTGGTGATGCAAGTCAGTTAGCTCCAGTTAATGAAAAGTATAGTTCTGCTTTTAAAGGTGTTAGAGTTTTTACTCTCAAACAAGTAGTTCGACAAGGTGAAGATAATCCTATTAGTCATCTGCTTGAATTATTACGATTTGATATTGAACATAAATCATTTACGTTTTTAGAATATATCACAAAGAATCGTAGTAGATTTAATGAAGATAATACTAAAGGTTATCAAGTGTGTACAGCACAAGAATTTGATACTATAGTTTATAATAACTTTAATGATGATGCGTTAACTAGTAATATAGATTTTGCAAAAGTTATTGGTTATACGAATAATACTGTTTCTGCATGGAATAAGTTTGTTCGTAATGCTATAATAAAAGATGCAGATAAATCTGTTATTACAAAGAATGACTTGATTATTAGTTATATAACTATTGTAAATCAGTTTAATGAATGTATTATTAAAAATAGTGAAGAATATATTTTAAGAGATGTTGTAAACTATGTACATCCTAAATATCAGTTAAAAGGATTTATGGTTCGATTTACTGCTATTCATGGTGGAAGTAGTACAACTCCTTTATTTGTCTTGACCATAAAGATATGTTTACTGTACAAATGTATATTAAACTATCTCAAGAAATGATACAAACTGCTAAAAATTCTAGTGTTAAACTACGTGCTCAAAGATGGAGAGAATATTATGAATTTAAAGAAACTTGTCTGTTATTGACAAATATTCTATCTGCTGATGGTAAAATACTATTCAGTAGAGATTTAGATTATGGTTTCTCTCTAACTTCTCATAAATCACAAGGTAGTACTTTTGATACTACTCTTGTTGATGTAAACGATATTGTATTTGATAAATATGGACGACCTTATACAGATGCTGAAGAAATAAATAGAAGACTTTATGTAGCTTGTAGTCGTTCTAAAAATAAACTTTATTTAAAATATGGAAAATAATAGTCCAATTACCACGCCTATAGAAGAAACTCGAAAATGTATGGTTTGTGGTAAAATTCTTCCTGTTTCTAAGTTTGAGAGATATACTAAACGTGGTTATCACACAGCTCGTAAAGCTTGTGAAGATAAAGAATACTCTCAAGATGAAAAGTTTAAAGATTTTACATCTAGAGAACTAATTCTTGAACTTAGAGCTAGAGGATATAGAGGTAAACTTCAAAAAGTAACTGTTGATGAAATAGTTATATGATTGATGTTTGTTCTGGATGTGCTCTAAGACTTTTCAATACAAAACATTATAATCTACAAGGTATTGGCAATCCTTACTTTGGTAAGTGTATTGTCATACCTAATGTAGATTATATAGCGTATAAAAAAGGTGATATAGGATTTAGTAAACAAGTAGAAATCATAAAGTCTATCATCTCTTCTACGGGGGAGCTTATCGATGTATTTATCGTTCCTTTTATTCGTTGTAATGAAACTATTAGTTGTGAACTTAATGATGATATTTATCGTCGTTGTTTAACTAATTTTGGCAATGATGTATTGAAGTATGATTTCCAAGATATATTACTTCTTGGTGAGGCTGGAAGAAGATTTTTTGCTTGTGATATTAACCAATATCTTGATACTATTATGATTTCATCTAATAATCGTAGATATTGTGTTAATTATTCTCCTCTTATAAAGTATGTTGATAATAATAAATTTGAAGTATTCAAAAGTCATCTTTTAAAATGGTATAATTCTGTAAATAATAAAACTTATAATGGATATGAAATACTTAGAGTATGATTAATAGTCTTGGAATGGATGTTGAGATATTTCCTAATCTATTTAGTATAACTTATGTAGATTTAAAAGATTATCTTAACAAATTTAAAGATTGTGTTGATGCTAAAGGAAAACCTAAAGCTTTGACTGAATGTTTAACAGTAGAAGAGATTAAGAAACGTCTTGATTCTGTTAAATCATATATATTTTGGATTAGCGATACTAATGATAGTCAGTTAATAGAAATGGTTGCTTTCATAAATAATATGACAGCTAGATATGAAACTAAAACTAGTGATGCTGGTGAAATATATCAAATACCAATTCGAACTGATTTATTTGGTTTTAATAATCAAGGATATGATGATTTAATGATTAAAGGTTTTATGATGCATTTTAATCGTTTTGATAGTACAAAAGCTCTTATTCAATATTTATATAATTTAAGTAAGAAAATTATTAGACTTCAAAGTGATAAAGATGCTTTCTATAATGATAAGGAAATAGAATTTCTTAGAAATTATAGATTACCTTATACTACTGTTGATGTTCAACAAGTTTATGGATTACATTCTGCTGGTGTTAACATAGATAAAGAAACAGGTGAACGAAATAAGTATGGTAAGAGTCTAAAACAAACTTCTATTAATCTTAAATGGCATGAATTACTTGATTTTACTCTTCCTCCTATAGATGAAGAAGAAGCAAATATTTATTGGCATAAAAAAGATGAATATAGAGGTATGCCTCTTAATCAACTTAATATGCTTATCACAACTGACTTTGATAGATATGTACTTCCTAAGTATATTCAACCTATGCTATATTATAACAAGAATGATGTATTTCTTGTATGTGAAATAGTTAGGCAAAAACCTGATGAAGTTAAGTTGAGATATAGTATTACTAATGCTTTTGGTGTTAATGTTCTTTGTAGTGCTCGAGCTAATATTGCTGATAAACTTACAATTAAGTTTTATTCTGATATGAGTGGTCTTAGAAGAGACCAATTTATTAAAGGTAGAACTGAACGTAATAGACTTAGTTTTAAAAAAATTATATTTCCTCATATTAAATTTAAGACTAAACAACTTCAAGATTTTCTTGAAGATATAAAGAAAGTAAGTATATATCATACAAATAGTAAAGAATTTCAAAGAGAATTAGAATTCTATGGTACTAAATATACTATAGCAACTGGTGGTATTCATTCACAAGACCCTCCTAGAGTATGTATTAGTGATGATAAATATTTATATTTGCATCATGATTGATTGTAGTCATGAATAAACAGCGAGAATTGCGGGAAGTTCCTTAGAGTCTATTATACTAAATAATGATAGAAATATACATTATGGTTTTACAGAAAGAGTAAAAGTATAGTAAAAACTAATAGAATTGGATAATCCGCAGCCGAGCATCTTACTAATATAGAAGATGAAGGTTCAACGACTAGTCGAAAGACGTAAATTTAGAGTAATTAACTAAATTGAAGCACGCTGCATTATGTTATTATCCAAAAAGATATAAATATAGAGATATTATACATAATGAAGATATAGTCTAATCTATACAGAAATGTATAGGAATATATTGATTAGAAGTAATTAATCTAATTAGTAAAAGATATATTCAAAATTGTACACATCATATTATCCTAGTATAATGATTAGTTATAACATTTATCCACAACATCTTAATAAACAAGCTTTTATTAAAATGGTTAGTTTCTTAAAAGATACGCGTGTAAAATGTAAACATACTCCTGATGAAGAAGGTTATGTGCTTGATGGTGTTCCTAATAAAATTGGAGCTGAAGCACTAAAGATTGTTATTAACTCTATATATGGTAAACTTGGTTCTGAATTATTTTTTCTTTATGATAGATTTGCTCAGATGCAAGTTACTATAAATGGTCAATTAATGACAATGACACTAGTTGAAGAGTTAGAGCTTAATGGTATTCATGTTATTAGTGCTAATACTGATGGTATTGTAATTAAACTTCCTCGTAATAAATTTAATGTTTACAAGGATATTACAGACCGTTGGAATGAGTTTAATAAAATGGGTGCTGACTTTGAAGAATATGAAAAGATTGTTAGTAGAGATGTTAACAATTATTTCGATGTTCAGATTACTAAAAAAGGTATTGAATATGAATTTAAAGGCGCTCTTGATCCTAAACAATATATCAAAGATTTGAAGAAAGGTTATGATATGCCTATTGTAGCTAAAGCTGTCTTTGAATATTTTGTTAATAATACTCCTGTAATGGATACACTTCATAATCATACAGATATTCTTGATTTCTGTAAAACACAGAATGTAGGTAGACAATTTGATGTTGTTTATCAAAGATGGAATAATGGTGAAATTGAAACTGTTAAAAGTCAACGTCATGTTAGATTTTATGTATCTAATAAAGGAGTTGTTATTCAAAAGCAAAATAAGACTGATGGCAAAATGTCTCGTCTTGCTGGAGGAAAACCTGTTATTATTCTTAATTCTCTTGATGATAAACCTATAGAAGAACGAAATATTAACTACGGATATTATTATGAAGAGTGTTATAAGATTATAGACCCTATTATGCTTGGTATATCTGCAACTACGAAAGCTGATAGAAATAAAGGTACTAAATCTGGTAAAGCATTATTGAAACAATATGCTAGACAATATAATATTCTTTTTGATGATGACGATTTTAATTAATAATATATTATGAACGAAGCTGGTGAAATGTTTGAAAATGCCATCCTTCATTGGAGAGATGCAGCAGGAATTGGAACAGCTCTAATTCCTACTACACTTAATGATAAAGTAATGGTACTCGGTGTTCTTCAGCGTATTTACGCTAGAAGTCCTACTTGTAAAACAATTATTGTTACAAATAATTTTTCAGAACGACAAGAACTTATCGAATTTCTTACACAACAAGGTAATGAAGAAAATGATGCTGAATTTAAGAAGATTATTGATGATGGACATTTAAAAGTGTTTACTCTCGATTTTGTTCTTAGAGGAACATATAAAGCTACACCTTTTCTTTGTGTGTTATATCGTCCAGAATCTATTCCTCAATGTCTTATAGATTATCTTACTGCTAGTAGATTTAAACTTGTAATTTTAAATAAACTACTTAAGACACCTGAAGATATTGTAGCATTGTATAAAATTTGTCCTCTATTAGATGATTTTAAACATAATGAGGTAGAAGCAGTTCGCTTAAGCACCCCCGTAGAAGAAATTCAGATTGGAGTGGATATACCAGAAGATAGTAATGCAAGAAAAGATTTAGATAAAGCTAATGAGTATATTAGTACTAGTTTAGCTATATTTGGTTCTTTTGATGTTATGCAGCAAGCTAGAACTGGTAATATTGCTTTAAATATTTCTTCTAATCAAATATGTGCTCAAATTGCACAAGAAAATGGGTGGAATGAAAATCTTGATATGTCAATAGAATTTAATGTTGAGATTGATAGATTATACAATCCTATGAACTTAAAAGAACGTGCTTCTAAAACATATGAAATTATTCGAAATAGAAGTCAACTTTTATCAGATTATGATGGTAAGTTAGATGCTATTCTTAAAGTAATTGAAGATAATCCTGGTAAAAAGATTCTTATCATCAATAAGCGTGGTGATTTTGCTACTAGAGTTACACAATATATAAATTGTTGCTCTATGTCACCAATTTGTGGTAATTATCACGATAGGGTAGAACCTATACCTGCTGTTGATGTTAACGGTCTTCCTCTATACTATAAAAGTGGAGCTAAAAAGGGTGAACGTCGTATGATGGCTGCTCAAGCACAAAAAACTTATAATGAACATATGTTCAATCAAGATAAGCTTAGAGTTCTTTCTACCAATAATGCTCCTGATAAAGAACTTGCAGTTGATGTAGATATTGTTATTATTACTTCTCCTCAATGTGAAAGTATTAAATCTTATATGTATCGTATGAGTAATCTTTCGTTTAGGTCTGGTAATATAGTATTATATTCATTATATTGTAAAAATAGTATGGAAGAAAGGTTATTGGAGAACAAAGAACAAGCAAATAACCACATAATAGTAAATAATTGTGAAAAATGCGTTGTTAGTGAAGAAAATTCTGATTTTATTATTGTAGATTGAAAAATTATTCGTATATTTGCAGTGTGAAAATCAAATAAATGCTCTTTGAAATAATGGACAAGCAAGAAGAAACAAGTAATGGTAGTAACAGTCGTACATTGGCTGTAAGACCTACTGAACGAAATGCTGGTTTAAGTACTCTAAATCTACTTGATGAAAAACAACTTGCTGCTGCCGAAGTATTTATTGCTAAGGTTATGCGAAGTAATAAAAGTGGTATCACAAGTAAGGAAGATGGACTTGCTGTTTTAATGCGAGCTCAAGATTTGCAACTTCCTTTTAGTACTTGCATTGAACATATTCATGTTATAAATGGTAAAACTGGTGTTGATGTTCATATCATTAAGTCGTTGTTATCGAGGGCAGGAGTAGTTTGGGAATGTACTAAAGATTATACTCCTCAGTATCAGTATACTGACGGTAATACGATTTTTAATGAAACACAACTTCCTCAATATTGTGTTAAGTGTCGTACTGCTAAAGAAGCTGAGGAAAAAACTGATGGTGATGTAGTTGGCGTATATCCTGTAAAATGGTACACTGATTTAAAAGGAAATCTTTATAATGAGTTTCAAGTTAGTGATAAATGTGCATTTGCACTTAATAAAGCTCACGCAATGAAACTTGCTGGTGAAGGTAAATTTCCTGTTATTCGAGTTGCTGCTCAACCTATTGATTATGTGACTGAATATAAGTTTACTAGATATAAAATGATTAATGGTAAAGAACATGAAGTTACTGCTACTAGTCATTTTTCTTTTACAGAAGCTCAAGCTGCTGGGTTATTCGATAAAGATACTTATAAAAAGTATCCTCGTGTGCTAATTGGTCATCGTGCTTTCACTCTTGGTGCTAGGGATATTGCTCCTGATGCTATCATGGGTTGTTGTGAAATGACTGAATTAAAAATTATCAATGGTCAAGATCTTTCCAATGATGATTTTATAGATATAGATAGTTATGAAGAAATTCATAATTAATTTTAAAGGTCTAAAGTATATCTTAAAAATATAACTAATCGTAGTTCTAAACTACATAATTTTAATTAATTTATTTATAAACCTTTTTAAAACTTTACAATTATGAAGTTAGGTAACAAAATTTCTTTCGGTGTTCAGGCAGTTCAGGCAGGTCAGAAGTCTTCTACAGTTAATGCTGCTCCTCAGCTTATTGCTAATTCTACAAGTGGTAAGTTTGTAATTACCTCACCTGTTTCTAAGGCTCTTAACATTGCTGTTGGTGAGAACGTAATGTTCCTTAACAATATTGCTGGTGTTGAGGCTGCAATTCAGCAGCGTGTTGACGATGTAGTTAATTATGCTACTGAGAATGGTATTGACATCAATACTCGTGAAGGTGAGGAGCAGTTGCTCGCAGTATTTACTCAGTGGTATATTGCTAAGGGTGTTAAGCAGTATGATTCTAAGGGTAATCCTGTAATGGCTTCAGAGCGTTATACAAAGGAGGATAAGGCTAAGTATCTTGCTGAGCACGCTATGGAGATTGTTGATGCTAATCGTGATGCTCTTGTTGCTGAGTTCGGCGAGATGTCAGACGAGGAGCTCGCAGAGAAGCTGACCATTGATATGGTAGAGGCTCCTAAGTTCCATGCTTGTTCAGGTTCTAAGACTGCTACTACTGCTAGTGCTACTGGTGTAGGTTGTCAGCTTAACTTTACTGATACTGCAATCTGGGGTGCTCTTAAGGCTGACCTTGGTGATGCTGCAACTAAGAAGAATCGTGTATACGATGTGAAGTTGGACGAGGCAGAAGAGGTAGAGTTCAACAACGGTAAGGAGAATGTAAAGATAACAATCTTCCCTATCGAGTTCGTAGAGGACAACGACCCTATCGTTCGTGAGAAGAAGTCAGCAGAGTAATTCATGCTTGTCCAGTAAGTGAACATTGTGTCGGTGGATAGTCCACAACTAAGGATTATCCACCGATTTTTCATCTAATTTTTATTAAAAAACTTAATTAAGTTATGACAAATGACAAAGAAAAGACTGTAGCAGAAGGTGCACAGACTGCTACAAAGAAAGTTCGCAGAGGTGTTAGTAATAAGACTCAGGCTGTTGCTCAGCTTAAGTTCCATGAGAAAGATGCTGCTCAAAATGGTCTGTTTGTAGGTCATCTTGAGGAGGTTCGTGTTGATTGGTCTAATAGTGAGGACAATAAAGACTTCCCAAGTATGTCTGTACCTCGTCTTACTATTCACTTCGCTTCAAATCATCCAAATGCTTCTGAAAAGCGTCACGTTTATCAGACTCTGTTCCCTATTCCAAGTAATGTTAATACTATTCCTGGTGGAACTGAAGAGTGGAAGGTTAATAATGTGTTTAATTGGATTAAGCATATTCTTGATGTATTCTATCTTAAAGGTCGTGAACTTACTGAGGCTGAAGAAGAAGCTTTAAGTCTTCCTTTTGACGATACTGATGATAATGGCGAATATGTTGTTGTTGATGTAGAGGATGTACTTGCTGGTTATCGTGCTATCTTTGAAGCTGCTGCTAGTATGCTGAATGGAGAGTTTACAGGTGACCATGAGGCTACTGGTAAAGCTTGTTTTAAGACAGCTGATGGTAAGTTTATTCCTTGTTGGCTTAAACTTCTTCGTCATAAGAAGCGTAAGAATGATTGGATTAATGTTACTCAGAATGGTGACCTTGGTTTTGATAGTTTCATTGGTAATGGTGTAGTTGAATTGCTGAAGAAGGATGTACCTCCTACAGTTCTTCGTCTTGACTTTGCTAAGGAATCTATTACTCCTAAGGAAACTAAGAAGGCTCCTACTATTGGTGCTCCTGGCATGGCTGCTCCTGGAATGGGTGGTGTAATGGCTGGTGGTCCTATAGGAGATATGGGAGGTATGTATAATCCTGGTGCTGATGCTAGTGCTGCAGCAGGTGGCGATATGCCTTTCTAAACATTAATTTTAATTGTTTTATAGCTAGTACGTCGCTTTGATAGTACTGCTAATAATTTGAATGTTCATGAGGGGTAATGTCGCGTAAGTGATGTTGCCCCTCTTTTTTTTTATCTTATAGTTAAAGATATGAGAAGAAATCCAGCGACTACTAATCTTACTAAAGACTACATAGAGTCTAAAATATCTCAAGAGCTTATTGTTAGTAAGTACCTAGATATTCCTATGGAAGTTGTTCAAGATTGCATTCAACATAATCATTTAATCGAGTCCGTATTTAGAGATGATGATTACAATAAAAGTATGGGAATACAATACAACAATAAAGGTCGTCTAAAGGTACGTGATTTCGGTGGTTTTGGATTCTTTGAAGATGTATATGGCGTAGTTGCTTATGTATTATCTTTAATATGTGATAGAAAGATTGAAACAAATAATAAACAAGATTTTTATTACGTCCTTAAACATATAGCTTATACATTTAGTGACATTATTGATGACAAAGAAGTTGATGAGAATGTCACTGATATGATACGAAATGCAATTGCAATAGGTAAACAAAAGCGTGCTATAATTGAAATTGTACCTCGTAGTTGGAATCAAAATGATAAAGCAATTTGGAATAAGTGGGGAATATCTCTTAATTATCTGAATACACATTTTGTTATTCCAGTTGACCAGTATTATATTAATCGTGGAGTCGATAGTGACCCTAAGTATTATTATAAGTCTAAAGATCCTTGTTATGCTTATATGCTTGGACAGAATCGTAAAGGTATTTATTTTATTAAACTTTATTTTCCTCTTCGTAATCGTGCTACTGAGTTAAAATTTGTAACTAATTGTAATGTTCTTGAAGGACTTCCTAATCTTGAACTTAATGATTATGATTATATAATTATAACTAAAAGTAGTAAAGATAGATTGAGCATAGGTAATCATATAATGCAGCATCCTCTCTACGGGGGAGCTAGTGCCAAACTTAAAATTGGTGTTATTAATTTACCTAGTGAAAATTATCATCTTAAAGAAAACGAATATGAATGGCTTTATGCTAAATTAGCACCAGATGGTATGATATTTAGTTTACTAGATTTTGATACTACTGGTCGTAATGGAGCTAGATACCTTAAAGAAACGTATAACATTCCATATCTTTTTATTACTCGTGGAGAATTAGGTCTTCCTAATTATAAAGCAAAAGATTTTGCTGATCTTCATGATGTGTATAGTAAAGAACAAATAGATCAATTTCTTAAAGAAACTGTAACTTATGTCAAAATTAGATACAAATCAAACGATTCATGTTATCCCAATGCCGATTTTTCAGGATTATTATGTTCTGATATCCCGTATTGATACAAGACATAGAGAACAAGTGATTATGACTTATATTACGGAAGAAGAAGAACAACAACTTGATGATGGTAAACAATTGACACTCAAGAGAGGTAATGCGTCATTTCAAGTGCATGGTAACAATATATATTGTTATGGCGAAGTTGATTTTCACGAAGGTAGCGATGATTGTAAACAAATCGCTACCTTTACTTTTCTTGATTATTTAGGATGGAAAGGAATTGTACTTCCAAGTGATTATCATTATGATACTCATGAGTGTCATTCTCCTCTAAAAACATATAGATGGTATGAAACATGGCGACCTGATGTTTTAGTAAGATATGCACACGGTTGTCTTAATAAACCTGAACGTATTGTTTTATTTAGAAGATTATTATGATTGATTTAAGTCCTATTCAAAAGTATATAGATGAACCTGATTCATTTATGACAAGTTTTGTTCCACATGAGATTCAAAGTGTTGGACTTGATTCTTTTTTGGAATATAATTTTCATAGTTTAAATTGTACTCGTGTTTGTAAAGATGGTTTACGTCCTATGCAAACTATAGGTTATCCTTATAGACATACTATAACAGAGACAGTATTTACTATTAAAAATTATGTTGAAGAAGATAAACAAGATGAATATTTCAAAAGACTTTTAAAACGTCATAGTGATAATCTTGAATACGAACAAACAAATCCTCCTATATGGTATGGAACTGAAAAAGACCTTCGTAAATATGAAAAACAATATAGTGGTAGTGACAGTTCCAAATCTAAAAGAAAACGTGCTAAGCAACAAGATATTGATTTTTCAGATATGCCTAAAAAACAAACTGTTGCTGAAAAGAAACTTGCTGCTAGAGTAGCTAAAATTAACGCTCTTAGTTTTAAAATTAAACCTCAAAATTAAGTTATGATACTTTATAAAAGAAATGCTCAAGGTAAACCTATATTTTGGAGAATTCAAGATATAGGTAATAATACTATAGAAGTTTGTTATGGTCTTGTTGGAAAAGAAGGTCGTATTGAAACTTATAATACTCATAGAAAAGTAGCAGATGAAATAAAATCTGCTATTAATAGTAAACGTAAAGAAGGTTATAAAGAACTTAAAGATTTGCACGATAATGCTCCTGAGTATATACCTGAAGAGGCTAGTCTTTATTGTTATCTTCTTGATTATCTTCCTAAAGATAATACTCACGCAGATGGAAGATTTATTCCTATGTTGTGTAAAACTCTTGAAGATAATAAACCTTTTACTAAACATATCTATTCTGGACAATGGAAAATTAATGGCGAACGTTGTATAATTACAGCTTTTAAAGATGATGATTTATTTCAAAATATTCATCTTAATTACCGTAGTCGAGAAGGTGTTGATTGGACAGATAAACTTCGTTATCTTGATGAATATCTTATTCCTAACATATCTAAAACTATTTTGGATATGATGATAGAAGAAGGTATTGGTCTTGATGGGGAACTATATTTGCCAGGTTATACTATTAATGATATAAATAGTTTCATTAAGAATACTGAACTTCCACAACATTATAAGTTGCAATATTGGATGTATGATATTTGTATTCCTGATATGTCTGCAATAGCAAGATATTGTACTCTTGAAGCAAACTTTAGAAGATTTATTCCTCAAACTATGAATAAGAATCTTCATCTTAATCATACTGAGCGTCTTATTCTTCTTCCTAATTATAGTGTTCAAGATTTCTCTGAAGCAGTTCATTATCGTGATGAATTTATTGATATGGGATTTGAAGGACTTGTAATTAGAGATGATGCTGCTTCTTATCAATTTGGTGGAAAACGTAATCAAGCAATGATGAAGTTTAAACGTAAAGAGGATGGTAAATTTCTTATTGTTGATATTATTCCAGAAGGTAAACGAACTAATCTTCCTAAGTTTGTTTGTAAGAATGATATTAACGATGAATTGTTTGAAGTAACTCTTAATAAACCTCAAGTAGAACAAGAAGAAATTCTTATAAATAAAAATAAATATATTGGTAAATATTTAGCATTAGTTGAATATAGAGAAAGATCAGGAGTAAAACAAGTGCCATTTCATTCAAAGATAATAGAGTTGATTAAAATATAGTTATGTTTAAAATTAAAATTAAATGTAAAAAACGTGTACCTTCTGATATTTATATAAATCCAAATTCTATATTTAAAGATATAAAAGGATTTGAAGATTATTATCAAATATCTAATTATGGTATAGTTAAAAGTAAAGCTCGAACTGTAATTTGTTCTAATGGAGAATTAAAACCTATTAAAAGTAGATATTTACATCCAGGAAATAATGGTAATGGATATTTATTTGTTAATCTTTGGCTTGGTAATAAACAACATAGGTTTTATATTCATAGATTAGTAGCAGAAACATTTATTCCAAATCCTAATAACTTACCTGAAATTAATCATATAGATAATAATAAAGAAAATAATAATGTTAAAAATTTAGAATGGTGTACACGACTTTATAATGAAAACCAAAAATTAAATCATAAAAGTGGTTATCCTCCTAAACCTATAATTCAAATAGATATTAACACCAATGAAATTATAGCTGAATTTGAATCTATAAGTGATTGTGGAAGAAAACTTCATATGATAAACCAAACTATTAATAAATATATAAATAACTCTTATATTATTAAAAAATATGGACTAAAATTTATGTTAAAATGGAAATCTATAAGTTGATAATTAGTAAATTAAGATATTATCTTGATACTTATCATCTTAGAATTGATATTGGTCTAGGTATAACAGATGAAGGATGGTGTACTCCGTATATTAACATTTGTAAAAGTAATACTTGGCTATCTATACAACTTCGTTTTATTAATATATATCTAGTATTTGATATTCAATTTCATAAATATATAGATGATTAAATTATGAATCTTAATGCGTATGATAATGTAGTAGAAAAAATAAACAAACAAAAGTCATGGATTGACATAAAGAAAAAGATGTTATTAAGTCGTGAACTAAATGTTCGAGATTATGTTCTTTTAACTAAAAGATATGATAAATCTACTAATACTACAGATTATTTTGTAGTTATGTTAGATAATCCTCCTATAGATAGAGAATATAAACGAACTAAAGTTGACGATTATGGTAGATGTAAAATAAGTCTTGCTCCTATATGGGGTGAGACTTATTTGTCTAATGTCACTTCTGATTTTAATATTTCGATTAGTCTTGAAGAACATTCTGCAGATGGAGATATATACAAATTAGATGTATAATAGCTCCCCCGTAGAAGAAATGTGAATTGTTATGACAAAAGATAAACAAGAACTTACTCCAGAAAGACAACAACAAGTTGCTAATATGGAACATCTTACTAATTTTTGTTTGATTGTTGCTAGTGTTCTTAAACATTATGTAAGTAGTATGCTACAACAACATAAAGATTTACAAATAAAGATACCACGAGATGAGAAGTTTCAATGGGATATGTTATTAAAGACTGTTTCTCAACTTGATAATTATGCTTTTCAAGCTGGTATTGAACAATATAGAAAATATCAAAATGAAGTTAAACTTGTTAGTTTTTTATTTCTTGAATTAATTGCTAAATGTTATGATTCAAATTATAGACTTTGGCAGTTTCATAATTTACTTAAATCATATCCTACTGTTGTTCATGCTCTTCAACCTACTCTTGATTTTGAACTTGATGCTTTTAAAGAAGTTTTTGGTATAACAAGCGATGATGGTTATGCTGAAATGGAGGCTACTAAATCGAGGAGAGGTTAAATTTGCCGCTTCTCGTTGCTTCTGTTGGACTTTCTCTTAATAGGTGGACAACTTATAAGGAGAGAAATTAAAAAGTGTCTGAAATCGCTCAAAATAAAATTAAATAAAATTTGGTATTGTAAATAATTTTAATTAACTTTGTAATATGGTAGATAATAAAACAACTGTAGCTATTCCTATTGAGATATACAATAAGTTAGCTTATCTTGGTATTCTTCCAAGTCTTGATGACGATGTCGAAGATACAAGAAGTTATAATGTTGGAGAAAGTGGTTATTCTACTGATGACCATGTTATTCAACCTTGGACTATATGGTTAGATTATCCTAATCTTACTTCTTTTGACCATGATATTATTAAAAGAATACTTCGTGAAAAAGAAGAACCTGGATTTACTAAACTTAATTCTAGGATTAAAGATTATAAGAAAATCATTCATATTGCTAAAGAACGTATAAGACAACTTAGTTATGGCACTGAAATTAAGTAAAGAACATGGTTTGAATCCAAGTCTATTAGTTTGTCCTCTTTGTGGAAACGATGTTGGTATTGCATTATTAGGAGCTAATGGTGGAAAGAAAGCACCTTATCGAATGACAAGTATGGACTTATGTGATGATTGTAAGCAGAAAGTTAAAGAAGGTAATACTTTTATACTTAGTGCTAAACAAACACCAGATGGAATAAAACCTACAGGAGTTTATATGTTAGTTCCTAATGATTGTTTGAATGTTCCTATTCCTCCAAAAGGTATTTGTTTTATGGAAGAATCTGAATTTAATAAACTAGTTAATAATAGTAAACAAAATGAAACTGATTAAACCATCATTTGAAATACTAGAACAAGGTTTTAGTATTGATGCTATTTATAAGCATATTGAATTGTGTGGTAGAACTTGTTATAAATCTGCTGATAAAATAACCGAAGATTCTGCTACACCGTTTGTTAATAGAATGATTAATAGTAAACATTTTGCTATGTTAGAACATGGTACTGTTTATCTTAAAATTCCTTATAATATGCTTCATAGAATTACACATCCTGGTCTCTGTAGTAAATATATAAACAATCCTTATACTAGATGTTCCGAACTTCAAGAATATACTGACGGTCTTGGTTATTTTAATCAAACTATAATGGGTTATTTACTTGTTACTACTAATCTTAGAGTTATTATTGAAAATGGTTGGGAGAAAGATTTAGAATATATTTGTGAACCTCATCTTAATCATGTTAAACGATATACTGTAAGATTTATCTGTAATCGTCAAGTTAGTCATGAATTTGTTCGGCATAGAGTATTTAGTTTTGCACAAGAAAGTACTCGTTATTGTAATTATACTAAAGATAAGTTTGATGGAGAGCTTACTTTTATTCAACCTTGTTGGCTTGATGAAGAGTATGTTCCTGGAGAATACGATCGTAGTGAACGATTTGTTATGCTAACTGAAATGCTTGAAAATGTTGAATCTACTTATAATTTTATGATTAATAGTGGATGGAAACCTCAACAAGCTGCTACTGTTTTACCTAATGCTTTAAAGACAGAACTGATTATGACTGGTTTTGCTGATGAAACTGGTTGGAAACATTTCTTTGACCTTAGAGCAAAAGGTACTACAGGTGCTCCTCATCCTCAAGCTAAAGAACTTGCAGAACCTCTTATGAAAGAATTTATTAAACGTAAATATATTAATTATGACACAGAACGTATGGTGTAAAATTTTTGGTATTCATAAGTATGAAGTACTAAAAGAAGAAGAACTTCGAGATGCTCATGGAATTTTAGTTGGAAAAGTTATTATTTCTCGTTGTAGTAATTGTGGCAAAATTAAATCTGTAAGAATTTATACTGAAACTGGTTATGGAAGAGAATAAATTTGGTTATCTATATGTTCTTGAATTTTCATATCCTGCTATATATGAAATAGAACTTACAGAAGAAGACCAAAAACTTACTAGTGATGAAATTCTAGAAAAGCATGGTCTTAAAGAAGATAATTGTCACTTTATGTATACTGAAAATAAACTTGAATTATCAACTCTAAAAGAATAAGTTATGAAAAAAGCAAATATTTATAAAGTATCTGTTAAAGATAAATCAGCAAAAGAAGGTAAAATACAGATTACTTGTGTTGCGACTAGTTTATCTGAAGCTATAACTACAGTAGCTCCTTATGTTTGGAATCCTGATACTCAAAAATCAGAGTATATCAAGTACAAAGAAAGCGATATAATTGAGATTAAACTTGTAGAAGCAAAAGTTAATGTTCAAGATTACATTTCTGATTATAAAGAAGAGGAGGAATAATTATGGCTAGTATTTATAATATTCAACAAGACCTTCTTGAGATTTTTGATCAAATTGAAGCAAATGAAGGAGAAATTACTCCTGAACTTGAAGAACAACTTCGTATATCTCAAGATGAATTTGAAGATAAGATTCGTTCTTATACTTGTGTTGTTCGTCAGTTAGAGTGTGACCTTGCTGCAATTAAAGATGAGAAAGCTCGTCTTGATGCTATCAAGAAATCTAAAGAAAAGACTATTGAACGTCTTAAGCAAGTTATGGTTGAGGCTATTCAAATGTTTGGTGATACATCTAAGACTGGTGTTAAGTTTATTGATTATGGTACTGGTAAAGTAAGTCTTCGTAAATCTGAAAGTATTGAACTTGATGATGATAAACTTAAGGCATTTACTAATAGATTTATTTCTTATTTTAATTGGCTTCGTTATCAGAATACTTTTGACCAAACTGAGTTTGATTGTAAAGAAATTACTGATTATTGTAATAAAGCACACGGTAATGATTTTGACGAAGATGCTATTCTTCCAGACTTTACTGAAGATGACATGGCTAAGATTCAAGCAGACCTTGACTTTAGAATTAGTCTTAAAGATATGATTTCTACAGAAGAAGGTCGTAATCTTATGCGTGCTATATTAAATTATAACACTAGTGTAAGTGCTAAGCCTGTTATTGACAAGAAAGCTCTTAAAGATGAAATTAAATCTACAAGTGTTTGTCCTTCATTTGCTACATTTGTAACTAAACAAAGTATAAATATTAAATAATATGGAAACTATGCATCAAGAATATCCTATGTTTAAATTAGGAAATGATGATGCAAGTGTACTTCATTTAGGTCAACTTCGGAGGTTTCTTAATGAAACTTGCCGAAGTTTACCTAATAGTACTCCAATAATGCTTAATTGTACAGTTGGAGAAGAAACTGTAGTACCTTGTATTCAAGTTTTAGCAGATGAAGAAAGTGTTGAACTTTATAATTTTTAACTTATGACTCAAGAACAATCTGATAAATATTATATTAAAGTTGCACAATTATGTGCTAAAAATAGTTATGCGATTAAACTTAAAGTTGGTGCTATTATAGTTAAAGATGGACAAATAATGTCTGATGGCTTTAATGGTACTCCTTGTGGATTTGAAAATAAGTGTGAAGTTAAAAATATAGATGGTAGTTTACATACTCTGTCTTATGTTCTTCATGCTGAAAGTAATGCTATTCTAAAATGTGCTAAATATGGTAGACCTACTAATGGTTCTACTTTATATATAACTCATTCTCCTTGTATAGAATGTGCTAAACTTATTATACAAGCTGGAATTATTAGAGTTGTATATTTAGAAGATTATAGAAAAGCAGAAGGTCTTGAGTTACTTAAAAAAGTTGGTATTAATGTAGAAAAATTTTAATCATGAATGATGATATAAGAGAAACTATAATTCGTCTTATGACAATGATTCGTTTAGGTATTGTTAAATCTAATATGCCTAATTATAAAATAATTGATAAATATATAAAGTTTAATAATTTATGAGTAAATATAGAATAAATGGTCTTCCTTGGGGAAGCGGAATCGGTAAAGATGTATCAGACTGTCATAGTTCTCGTGAAGTTATGGAAAAGGCTGGTCTTAACTTTACTGTTGAAAAATGTGATTTGGTTGCTAAAATGCCATTTAGTCTTAATGGTAATAATAAAGTAAACGAAATTGCAGGTGAATTTGCTAGAGATGGTCACATTTATCGTGATTGTCCTAATGCTTTTGGAACATATCGTACTGATATTAATGTTCCTCTTGGTCTTGTTAAGTGTAAGTATGAAGTAGTTCAAAACATGGATGCTTTTAATTTCTTTGATGATGCTATTGGAGAAGGTAAAGCTTTTTGGGATAGAGCAGGTTGTTTTGGTTATGGACATAAAATCTTTGTGTCTGCTAAACTTCCTATTGAAACTACTGTAGGTGGTGATAAAATTGATAATTATTTAGTATTTAGTAATAGTCATGATGGTTCGACTTCGGTCAATATTCTCTTCAGTCCTATACGAGTTATATGTACTAATATGCTTAACTCTGCTCTTCACAGTACTGACAGTTACATTCGTTTCAGACATACTCAAAAGGTTAAAGAAAAGATTCAAAAAGGTGCTGAAATTTTAAAGATTGCTTGTGAACATGCAAGAACTGCTGAACAACTTTATAATAGTCTTCTTCAAATTCGTATGACTGATGAACAAGTTATGCAGTATATTGGTTCTCTTGTTCTTAGTGAAGCAGAGCGTCAAGCATTGCATGATTATAATCCTAAATATGGCTATGCTCGTTTGTTTGCTAAAGATTACGGAACTATGGAGGCTACTAAAGTTAGTGCTCGTAAAGTAGGTATTCTTTCAAATATGTTTGAATATTATCTTGATGGTATTGGTCAACAGAATATTGCAGGTACTGCATGGGGTGCTTATAATGCTATTACTGGATTTTATTCTAATGTTGCTAATCTTGAAGGAGAAAAACGTGTAGATTCTCTTCTTTGGGGTGGTGCAAATAGTAATATGCTTAAAGCCCTTAATAAAAGTCTTGATTATGCTCAAGCAGTGTAAATATAAATCTATTTAGAGTAGTATTTATCTTTATAATAAAGATATTAAAGACTAATTTCTTTGTAATAAAGATAGATGTCCTCTAAGATAATAACTTATAGTTCCTTCTACGGGCGTGGTAAGTTTTATTCTTGCTCCCCCGTAGAAGAAATGTTGAATAAAATTAACATTCTATTTGTTGTGTTTTTCAAAGAAAATTTATATCTTTGCACAAGATATTAAATTAAATAATATATTATGGAAGTTAAAATAATTAATAAAAGTAATAATCCTCTTCCCGAATATGCTACTATTTTAAGTGCTGGAATGGATTTAAGAGCATTTATTACAGAACCTGTTATTCTTGGAGTTATTGATAGAGCTCTTATTCCTACAGGTTTGTATATTGAAATGCCAGAAGGTTATGAGGCTCAAGTTAGACCTCGTAGTGGTCTGGCTATTAAGCATGGAATTACAGTTATAAATTCTCCTGGTACAATAGACGCTGACTATCGTGGAGAAATTTGTGTTGAACTTGTAAATCTTTCCAATACACCTTTTACTGTAGAGCCTGGTGAACGTATTGCTCAATTAATATTTGCTAAATATGAAAAAGCAGACTTTATTGAAGTAGAAGAACTTAGTAAAACAGAAAGAGGAACTGGTGGTATAGGTCATACTGGTTTAGAATAAATAATTATTAATCTTTTAAAATTTACAATTATGCTAGATTTTGTTCAGCGTATGGTTGAGGAACATTCTCAGCTTGTAGTTCGTACTCAGGCTCTTCATGAGTACATTTATAGTGACAAGAGTGATAATGATAATAAAGTTGAATTTGCTAATAAGTGTATTCAGCTTTCTGCTATGAAAAAGTATGAAGAAGCTCTTCGCGCTCGTCTTGAAAATCAAAGTGTTTTCTTTGAGAATGGTCAGTATTTTGAACGTGTTGCTGAAATAAAACCTTCTTCTACTACTACAAATCAAGAAGAAAGACAAAATAATGGAGATAAGTAAACATATTTATCTTGCTACTACAGAAGGTTGTGAAGCTTGTAGAATAATGGAAAGAATATTGAAACAAGTTCAACGTGATAATGTTTATACTTTTTCAATACAAGTTAGAGATTATAAACTTCTTCCTGAATTTATTCGAGTTGACCTTGTTTTAACTGATTTTCCTACTTTGATATTTCTTGAAAATAATGTTATTAAATATAATGTTACTGGTACAATGAGTGCTAAGAAACTTCAAGAAATAATTAAAGATTTACATTTTAATTAACCCTCTTTTCAGCAATATAATAATCCTGGCGGTGGTGATAGAAATGTCACTACCGCTATTTTATTTTATATGGTTATGAATAAACTTAGTGCTTATGCCTTTTGTTTTATTGTAGTTCTTATAGGATTAAATCTTATAGGAACTTGTAATGATAATATGAAAATAAAAGATAATTCTGTGATTGAAGAAGATTCTTGTGTCTGTGGAATTGATGATACTATTGATACTCTTGTAATAGAAGAAGTTAATAGTGATGATTTAGTTCAAGGCACTTTGTCGTCTATTACTGGGTATAGTTACATTGACTGAAACACCCAAATTTGCTTGTTTTCGATGCTTGTATTGGCTTCAAATGTAGTCAATGATAAGTTGTAAAGGTCAGCAAATAAAGTGGCTGTATGAGGTCAAAAATAAATTAAATTAAATTTCACTGTCTATAGGTAGAGTATCATCTCTATCTATAGACTTTTTTTTATAATAGTAGAGACACATTCGGTACACACAAAAAGAAAAGTGCTATCAGTTTCTCAACTAATAGCACCAAGTAATGAACTTTCACCCGAAGTCCGAACCGTAGATACAAAAATACGGTTTATTATTACATCATTTATGAGAAAAAAGGCGTTTTAATAAGTTGCCCCAAGAGGATTCGAACCTCTACTATCAGAACCAAAATCTAATGTACTACCTTTATACAATAGGGCATTAATTATTATATTAAATGATAGACCAATCTTATTATTAGGAACATCTATCTGTTAAACTATTATGTTTAAGTTCCATTTGTAGATTTACTACTACTTCTTAGGAGGACGTTTTCCTCCACCTTTCTTACCACCGCAAGCCATACTAACTACATTTAAATGATTAATACTTCTTTTATTTATATTATTTTATGATAAGATAATATTAAGTTTAATACTTAATATTATACTTTTTACAAGTGGTACAAAGATAAGCACATTATTTGAAATATGCAATACTTTGTACCACTTTTAACAAAATTTTATAGAATGATTATTTTCTTAAAAGAATTACTCCATTTAGCTTTTTGTTCAATAAAATTTGCAATAGTATCTGGATTTTCACTAGTACAACTAATTTGAACATAAGGTTTAATATCTTTGCAATATTGATTAATTTGAGATAAAGTATCAATAATTTTACGACTACTAATCCATTTATTTTCACATAAATAAAAATAATTATTTTTAAAACAACAATTTATATTATATACTTCACATTTAATTTTAGTTAAGTCTTTAATAGTATTATTATCATGTGGATTAATAGTAAAAAACTTAATAATTTTATCTTTTATAGTTAATGATTTTTCACCAAGAATTTTCATAATAGTAATAATTTAAATAGTTTGTTTTATAATTATATTATTAAAAATTTAAGTAGAAGAGATAGAATTTATTCCATCTCTTCTACGGGGGAGCTATTATTCTCTAATCCAATCAGCAATATCTTTAACCGGAATAATAGATAACATATTATCACCAAGTTTATAATATTTATTGCTACGTTCAAGTCTTTCAACCATATTTATTGCATGATACATAGGTATCTGACGACGAACATTAACCCAAAGTTTATTTTCTCCAGCATAAAGACCGGTTTGATAATAAGGGTCAAAATCTTCTCCTTGAATAATCCATTGACTAATAAATCCAGCAGTATGGAATAAATCCTCAATACCAGATTGTACAGCAACAGGACTTGACCAAAGTTTTTGACCTTCAGAAACCATACCAAATGGATTATACATAAAAGATTCAGATGCAAGACGGTCACATTCATACATTGCTAAATTATAAATAAGACCATTATCGTCATTATCATCAGCAACAGTTCTTAAAGCAATAGCAAGACATATAGCAGAGAATACTCCAGCTAAATCTCCTAAAGCACGTTTAATATTAGCTCTTTCGTATTCAGGAAGCATATTCCAATTAGTTCTTATATGAGTAGCAAATTCAACATAATCTCTAATTAAATTCTGTATTCCTTCAACTGCTTGTAATTCACTATCTGACATATTATTGTCAGCTTTAAGTTTAGCAGCAAATTTATGTTTATGAAGAGGCATAGCTAAGAAATCTTTTATAGAAGCATAGCAACCTTTTTCAATAGTACCACGTTCTTCATTAAAGTAACCTTGACGACGATAACGCTTCATAATACCAGGATAAAGATGTTTATGATATTGCATTACAATACCACCCCACCAATAAGATTCCCATTTAGCAGCACCAAGTCTATCATATACACCATGTATCTTTTTATTGACAGAAATAACTCTACCTTTGAATCTTCCAAGTATTTGATAAGCCTCATCTCCGAGACTTGCTAATATAGAATCATCTTTAAATGCTAGTTTACCATCTGAACCGAGAGAAAGTTGACTAAACAGAGTAGGATGAGCTTCATCATTATTAAACTCTTCTTTAGCTTTATTCTGAAGTTCTTGACGTTTAGCAATAAATTCTTGCTTTTGTTGGTCATTAAGATAAAGATTAGCAAATTCAGTTGTTAAATCTTTTCTAAACCAAGCATATTCTTTAGTTCTATTAGCATCAGATGTTTCGTATTCTACAAACTTTCTCCATTTTGCTTGTTGAGCATCAGTGAGAATTGTCTGTAAAGCTCTTTCGTTAGCATCACGCATATACTCAGCTTCATTCATAACACGATATGAAAGTCTGCCATTAGTATTTTTATCATGATTAACAAAAAGTCTATGACTGTGCATCATACTAAACATAGCACCATTTTGCATAAAATGTTCACCCATTGCTTGAGGACTAAATGTTAAATCTCTTGCACGCTTAAGATATTCTTCTGCATCAGGTACATGTACTACACCAGTATTTTCATCAAAGTCTACTACATTCATAAACTTAACAATGGCACCTTCTACAGATGATGATGTATCTTTATACATATCAGCTAAGAAACTAGGAAGACCAGCACGCCAACTGTTTATACCCATAGCCCAAGTTTTCTTACCAAAATATTCTTTAGCAAATACTTCACCAAGAATTTGAGTTTCACCTAAAGTTACGTTAGCGATACCACCAGTAACATTAAGCATCATAAATTTAGCAGATGTCATACTCTGAAGAATATTAGCATATTTAGTAAGATGATTATTAGGTTTCTTCCATTGATCATATACAAGTCTACGAATCCAATTAACATATTGTTCTTGCAATCTTGTATCTTTTTTAGTTACATAACGATTTTGATCTTCTGAAGAGTTAATACCATCTCTTTGTAAATCATTAAAACCTTCATTTTTAACATATACATCAAGTTTATCAAGCATTTGCTTAGCATAGAACAGCATATATTTATTATCTTGAACAGCATTAAAGTGAGCAGCTTTTTCAATAAATTCTTCCATTACAGATTCCCAATCATTATCAAGCATTTCACGATGTATTTTAGCATTTACTTCTTCTGCATCTTTTACATCTTTATTATACTTTTCAAGTTTTGCATTGTATTCAGTAGTACCTTCTTTGGTATCAGGATATTCAGAACGTTGAGGCTTTTTATAATCAATCTTAATACTATCTTTAGATTTAAGTTGACTTAACATAGGCATATCTGGAGTTCTATCGTTAGCATAATCGATATCTTCATACCAAGCTTCACGTCCGCTAGCACCTTCAATCCAACCAAGCATCTTAACAACTTCTTTTGCATAGAACTTAGCATCACGTTCAGGTCGTTTAGCACGACTAGGCATATAACCTCTATCAAAATAACGTTTTGCAGAAGTAGTATGTGCAAGTTGTTGTAAAGTTTCTTGCATAAACTCACTAACTTGTTGTTCATAAGGATTCATGACAGCATTATTATCATAATTTATTCCGTCAGCATAATTCTTATGAGTTGCAGGAGTTAATGTATCATCAAATTTAGCACCTTCAGACTTATAATTAGCAGCAGTACTCATACCATGACGATAATTATGATTAGTCATATCAGGACTACCATCAGGATTACCATGTTTGTCTTTTCCGTCTTTAGGTCTTGTTTCAAGTTGATTAAATGCAGGAACCCACATACCAGCTGCTTCATGTTCACCGTCATCGCTCATAGGTTCAATTTCCATACGAGTCCAACATTGAATTGGTTCATAAGTATGATTATAAGGATTATAAATGTGATTAGCCTTATACCAAGCATTAAATTCTGCTTCTGTTTTAGCTTTCATTTCTCTATATTTCTTATAATAGTATTCAGTCTTTACTGTTTTACAATAGTTATGAACAATATCAAGAGCATCAGTTTTATTTTTGGCAACCATAGAATTATCACCAGTGCCATCAGCTTTATAACCTTTAGGTACAGCATAACCAAATATTCTACGATTAGGTACAAAAATCAAATTGCCAGAATCATCTTCTTCGATACGTTCATTAACATCTTGCCAAAGTCTTAAATAACGAGGACCTTTTTGTTTTGCATATTCTTTTTGCTCTTCATATTTTTCCATATCAACAACAAAGTCAACATTATCTTTTATATAACGTCTAACAGTTCGACCATTAGTAGAATCTATGGTTTTCTTTGTTTTTTCTATAGTATCATATAATTCAGCAAGTTTTTCTAGATCTTCTTCAGTTATTTCAGAAGTATGTAAAGTTCTAGTTGCTGTTTCGTAATATGGAGCAAGAATAGAATTAATTTCATTTACTAATTTAATATACTCTTGATTAGGAATACCATTAGATTTCATATTAGCATAGAACGCAGCCTTAAATTGAGTACTATCTGTTGGAGCATTGCTAATCAAACTTCTATCTGCATAAGGCTGACCTTCACGAATATTATAATTATCTAATTGTTCTTCTTTGATTTTAGCAATTTCATCATCATCGAACAACATAGCGTTAATAACACCATGTGTATCGTAAGCATCCTTATGTTTTGCAAGAAGACCTAAAGTTTCACGACCATCTTTTCCTTCACGAAGAACTTTAAACGCATCATTGATAAACTTTTGAGTTTCAGGAGACATAACATAACGAGCATTATGTTCAACCCATTCTTTAGCTTTAACATAATCGTCATGTTTCATAAGTTCTACTATAGGAGTAGTAATACGTCCATTAGTATCACGCATCTCATAGTTACTAATAGTATCAAGATTCTTTTCAAGCTCTTCATCAAAGCCAAACTTAGCATCATGAGTATAATATTCATCTCTAAGTTCTTTCATTGAAGCAAGATGAGCTTTAAGAGCAGTAGCTGCATCTATGCTATAGACTAGCTTTTGCTCCCCCGTAAAAGGATTCTCTGGATCGTCAACACTATACTTTTCAATAAATGTATCTGTAGCAGCGTCATAGAAATAAGGTGTAGTAAGATTATCAATATCTTGTTTAACCTTTTTAAGTTCTTCTTGATAACGTTCTTCAAGAGTACCATTTACTATATGGCTTAGAATTTCTCTACGTCTAGTAGCAAGTTTATTATAAGCTTCATATATAGCAGGGAATCCATAATTATCTGCAGTGCCATCACCAAGCATTTTTTCTTCTAACTCAAGTTTACGCTGATAATAATCATCTTTAAGTTGTTGATTGACATGATTAAGTTTCCACTTATCATACTCAAACTTAGCTTTTAGATGCTCAATACTACCTTCTCCATGTTCAGCTTTTGCAGTATAAACAGCATTACGAAGTTCTTCAAGTTTTTCAGTAAATGCTTGATTATATTTTTGAACAAACTTACCATTTTCATCTATAATGTTCTTCCAGTCAATAGTAACACCAGCGTCTTTAGCTGCTTTTTTAAGTTCATTAAGTTTAGTTTTAAACTCACGAACACGTTTAGTAGCTTGCATTTCCTTTGCTCTAATATCACCCATTACTTCTTTAGTTATAATCTGAAGAAGAGGACTAGATGTTTCTTGAAGGTCATTAACCCAAGCATCAAAAGCACCAGCACTATGATAACCATCAAGCAAACTAAGAATATCTTGTTGTACTAAAGGATTATCACTAAGTTTAGCAAGATATTCATTTGCAAATCTTTCTTCTGCATAATTTATAATATTAGCATTACGAAGAGAATTAATAGCATCTTTAATTTTGTTCAAATCTCGTCTAAGTGCTTCATCTTCTGAATCAATATCAAGGTCATTAATCATACGATAGTTTCGTACAAAGGCTCTTGCATCAAGAAGAGTTTTAAGGAAACGAGCTCTTTCATCAGGATTATTACGAATCAGATTTATAGTTTCAGGATCGTTAACTGAATGATATACACCAGTTTCATCTTGAATAAAATACTTAAGGTCATTAAGAATTTTATTTGTTGTAACAGTAACATATTCTGCAGAAGTACTAATAACTTCTCCAAGATTTAATTTAACAGACGCGTCCTTAGCTTTAATATCTTTTTCATATAATCTACTAAGTGCTTTACCAGCTTCGATGTCACCTTCTGAAACTTGTCTACGATACATTGCATTCATAGAATTAGTTCCAAGTTCAGTAACGCTAGAATGTCTTACTACTTCAACTTCTTCCTCTTGAGTTTCATCTTTAGGAGCTGGAGCTTTATAAGGTTCTATATAGAAAGCATCACTTACTCTATAACCTCCATCTCTAGCTCTTTCGATTATTTCTTTTACTTGAGGATCAACACGTTTAATTTCACGGTCTTTATTACGTTCTCCGATATACATATCGTTATAACGCTTGAAGTCCATTTTAACAATTTGATATTCCTTACCATTAATAGTTTGAATACTACCATTAATAGGACCAGTGTGAGTTATATACTTAGCTAAAGCTCCACTTCTAAGATAAAGTCTACCTTTAGGATTCTGAGCAAAATAAGAATTAACTTTATCTATTACATCTTCAAAACCACCAGTGTCAACTGTTTTCTTAGTATTTATATCAAATGTTGTAGCATAAGTAGACATTGTAGTTCTATTTTTATTAACAAATCTATGATTAGCAAGACTGTCTTTTTTAGATTCAATAATTTGCTTTAAAGAAGTAGTTGTACTTCCTTCAGCAGGATGATACCATTCATCAATTATTTCCTCATAATAAGAACTATCAGGATATTTATTGTTTTGAACATTTACAGACCAATCATCAGTTTCATTTTCTTCAAGAGTATTAAGAGGATAAGCAATTATTTCACCATAGTATTCTTTAATTTTATATAAAACTGTATCTTTACCAAAACGAAGTTTTACATATCTATTTACACCATAGTTATTTTTCTCACCTACTTTATATATCATTCCATACTTTTCAGCAAGTTCTTGTGCAGTAGAATCAGCATATTGCATTTCAATATGAATTATACCATGGTCCATACGATATAACTCATATTGCTTTTTATCATTCTTTTCAACACGATGTGTTTCTATTTGATACATTGTAGAATGACTTCTAACAAATCTGTCACGAAGCATATACATATCAATAGAACCGTCAGCTATAGTACCAATAGCATGATTTAATTCAGTTACAATACCAGTACCTCCTAATTTAGGATCTTCATATAATGTTGAATTTTTAATAACTTTACTAACACCATTTCTTTTTATTTTAAAACCTTCAACAGCAAAAGCATATTTGACTATATCAAGAGCTGCTAATGCAACTAAAGGATTATCATTAAAGAAACACTTTTCAAATTCGTTATAAACAGTTTCAATATTAGCATTTCCTTCAACAAATTCTATAGTTTGAGAACCTGCTTTGTTTGCTCTATATTGACGTTCATTAAAGAGAGTAGTTTTAATATATTTAAATACACCGCTTTCTCTAAAATGACCTTGAATCCAAGTAATTTTTTGAGCAGGACTGAGAGTAGCAAAAGCATCAATTTCCTTTTGAGTAGGATTATTAATATCTTTTACTCTAAATTCTATCAAATCTCCGTTTTCATCTTGAACACGTAAATCAGGGTCTTTACCATAACCAAATATTCTACGACGTTCATCTTCTTTATTACTATCTGCTACTACCATAAAACCTTGACCAGGTACATAAGTTATAGCAGAAGAAACTGCTTGAGTATTACCATAAAGATAATTAAGAACATAATTCTGAAAATCTTTATAAGTTTTCTCATCCATTCTAGCATAAGCACCACTAAATGAATTAGTAAGTTTCATTATTTCTTCAACAAAACGTGGGTCTTGTGTTTCAAACAGAGTTCTATTTACTTTAATAGAAGTAGCAGTAGCGTATTTTAAGAAATAATGAAGAGGAGGATAAGCAGAATTCATATCAGAACTTTGAATAAACTCTTCAAGACTTCCTCTTATACCAGGATAAATAGCTTCAAGGAAATGTTTATTACTATCATTTTTAGTAGCACCAGGAATATACATAGCAGGATTTTCATCTGCTATAATATCCTTAATATCTCTAAATACTTTATTAGTAGAGAATATAGTTTGCTTAGCACCAAACTTATCAGGATTACAAACTCTAGCATAAGCAGAAATAGAATTTCCTAAATGTGAAAGTTTATTATACTGAAGTATAGTACCAAGGTCAAAAAGCAACTTTCTCTTCTCTTCTACGGGGGAGCTTCCTTCAAATACACCTTCACTTTTAAGACGTTCTTTAAGTCTACTACCTGAAATAAGAAGTTTAGCAACCTCTTTATCTTCTAAACTAATTTTATATTTTTGACCACCTGCACCGAATATTGAAGAAAGTTCAGAATTATAACGCTGTAACATATTAATTACAGTATCTACACTCATTCTATCAGTAACTTTAATACCATCCATAGCAAGAAGCTCTTTAGCAACACTCTTTATAGCAGCATGAATAGGATTCTTTTTACCTCTACTATAAATAGATTTACTACTATTATAAGCTGCTACAATTCGACTAATACCAGGTTGCATAATGAATGATACACCAGTATTATAATCACTACCTAAATCAGGAAATAATTTATATACTTGGAAAGTCAAATCATTAACATTAGGAATAGCTCCTTCCTTTACAGCATCAAGAATATGAGCAGTAGTCTGAGATGAATATGCAGTAAGAATTTTACCAGCAGCATTTTTGTTATTTTTACTCCAACCAAAAGTATCATGAGTAACCACAAATACACCATCTTGTATTTCTTCTACATTTTTAAAAGACTTTTTAAGATTCTTAAGAGTATAACCATCTACTACTCTATATACAACCTTAACTTGATGACTTTCAAATAATCTAGGACGAACTGTATTACAAATAGAACAGAAAGTATCACGAGTAACACTAAATGCTTTAAGTTTAGCACCACTCATTACATCTTCTTGATAATCAGCTTGGTCTAAGAAATTATAAGGACTACGAGCTTTACGACGTTTAGCGATATTTTTATCAATTGCTTGGTCGCGAGCATCAATGATATCATCGAAGTTAGAACGAGATAAGTTTTCTTCCAAAGCAGCAGGATGAGAAAGAATTTCAATCATAGATGCAAGAATTTCATTATTTCTAGCATCTCTGGTATTACGCTGTTCTGAAGGAATACTATTTATATTATCATATGTTGTGATATTATTATCTTTAGCAGCCTTATTAAATTCTTTTTTATACTTATCAATAAAAGTATTAACTCGTTCTTCTTTTTTAGTACTTAGAGTTTTCTTTTCTATATCAAGAATTGTAGCAAGAGTATCACATTTATCAATAAATTCTTGAATATTAGCTTTTTCTTCTTCAGTATAAGAAGCATCTTCAAGTTCTTGGTTAAGACGTTTAATAACAGCATTAATCTGATTAATAAAACTTTCTCGACCATTAACTTTACTACCTTCTGCTTTACGTTCTTCTACATAAGGAGCTTGTACTTCTTTAATTATAGGTCTTACTTTATCTGTAACATTATGATAAGCATCAGCTTCTTCTTTCATTACAGATTTAAAGACTGCATTAAAAATAGTATCTTTTTTCTTCTTTGTAAGATAACGTAACCAATCAGTATTAGTAGCTTCTTTATGATATTCTTTCTTTTGAACTACACCATTTTCATCAATGTAAGTAGAATAGTTAATACCATATACAGAGTCAATATCAAAATCAGAACCTGTTTGAGAAACCCAGTCATCAGGTACAACAATAGTAGAACCGAGAGCGTCATCAGTAAAACCAACAACTTTCATTATACATACTGATTGTTTACCTTCAGTAGGAATACGATAACCAATTACTTCATCAATTTTTGCATTTTGAATTTCTTCAAGAAGTTCTTCATCAGTTTTTAAAGTTCCATCAGACTTTTCATATTTAAGATTAAAAGCACTTTTAGGAAGCATTATTTCCACATAAGGTTTACCATCAGGATGGTACTTAAGGTCTTTACTATAAGTTCTCTTTTGAACAGTATCACTCATAGCGTGCCATCCTACATTAGTAATCTGAGCAGCATGGAAACCAGGAAGTTTCTGACGAGTAATTCTACTATTAAACAAACTTTGAGCAATACTTTCAAGTTTTGTTGAAACATTACTCATATAAGTAGGCATTTTAGTAATAGCTCCAGTAAGAGGACTATTATTAGATTTATCACTTACTTGAGTATCATCAAGTGTAACATAATCTAACATATTACTATCAAGTCCTAGTCGAGCAACTTCTTCTTGCAATCTAGTAAAAAATAATTGATAATCTAAACCTTGAATATTTCCATCTTTATCAAGTTTAAGATTACCGTTTTCATCAGTTTCAAGTTGGAATTCATCCATTAATTCAGCAAAACTGTCTTTGATGTTTTCAGAATAAAGACGGAAGAAATGTTGTTTAGTTTCCCAAAGAGGACTAGTAGAATCAATATTATCAAGAATCTTCTTCATAATTTGAATACCAGCTTTATTCTCTGCATCAAGATGCTGAGGAGTTTCTTGTTGAGTATACAGATAATTATAATTATACAATTCAGTCGCTTGAGCTGCATTAGCATTAAAGTCATCAATGTTTTCTTGAGTAAGATTACCATCGTTATCCCAAAGAGTTAATACATTAGCTTTACCTGCTTTAGAAGTTTCTTCAGTATTCAATTGGTCAATACCATTATCTCGCATGAGATTATAAACTTGTTCAAGTTGAGTACCTTCAATAAGACGAGGAACAAGAACAAATTCAGCATTCTTAATCTGACGAGGAGCAATAACTCCTAATTCAGCATTATAATGTTGATCATAATAGAAATTCTTTTGTACTTGAACAAATTCACCTATAGTTTTAGCATCTAATGGTTTACTTTCATCAAGAATAGCCTCAATTAAAGGCATATACTTTTCAAGTTGACCACGGGCAGATACACGACGAACCCACTCTTCAAATGTAATGTAAGATTGAGCATCATTTACAGTAGTACCATGATAGCCCAATATCATTTGACGAGCTTTATCTGTAGCATCTTTTACTGTCATACCTGAAGCACGAAGAGCTTCAATAAGTTTCTTAGTGACAGCACCATCTTGTTTAGCACCATTTTCACCTTTAACTGCTACTTCTTGGCTTGTACGAATAGTATTTTTAATAGTTACTCCTCTAAACTTATTAGTTTGAGTAATCATATTTGCTACTCGTTTAGCCTCTTTTTCTGACATTCCTTGTGCTATAGCATCATCATAAGCTTTTTGATTTAAAACTGCTTTACTACCATCAGCAAGAGTACGTTCAAAAGTTTTTGTATTCAAATGACTAGGAATAGTAGTTCTAGGTGCAGATAAATCCATATTATAATCTACAATACCATAAGGAACACCTGAACCTTGTGCTTCTTTAGCACGCTTAAGGAATGTTTGTGTATCTTTATAAAACTTAGTATCACCCTCAAATAAGTCATTGAAGTTGATATACATAAGATGATGATTAAGAGCAAATTCAGCAACATTATTGTCACTCATAAGATAAGAAGGAATAAAATCTTCATATTGTTCCATTCTATCTTGAGTATCTGCTACATAATCATTAATAAACTCAGTAAGCTTTTGTTCAATAGCAGCTTCTTGTTCATCGTTAAGTACTACACTAACACCATTATCACTACGAGTAGTTTGGACATACTTTCCATTAGCTCCCCCGTAAAGGAAATCCACAGCTTCATCCAATATTTCTTGACCATAGTTTCGTTCAGTAACAGAACCATCTTTATTAGTTTTAGTAATCTTAAATCTATCACTAGTAAATACAGCACCTGTTAAATGAGCTTTACCATTGTCATCAATAGAAAGAATATTCTTTCCTTTACCAACATGATAGCCAGCATACAATTTTCTTGTAGTAGCTTTACTATTATCAAATCCTTCTCTAAATATAGGTTGACCATAGGTAGGAGAATCAATATTATCATCTAATTTAACCATACCATTTTTTGTAACAAAGAATCTATCAAGTGCCGTAGCAGCATCATTAAGTTCTTGTACAAATACTTGACGGAATTGTTGATAAATAGGATGATTTGTATTAATACTACGCTTTATGTCACCACTCTTAATAAGTTTCTTTTGGAAATGATTAAATAAACTTGTATTAACATCAGAAGATTTTGTATCACCAACAAAACCTTTAAATTCTGGTGCTTGTAATACAAGTCTACCGTTTTCATTAGCAAGAGTTCCTTCAAGAACATATTGTGTTGATACTCCGTCTTTAGAAGTATAATCAAAAGTTACATTAACTTTATCTCCAACTTTAGGGTTTTCTTCAAATATAGCTTTCTTATTTTGAAGAACAATGTTATTTATGTTTCTTGAAGTTACATTATGAATAAGTTGATTAAGAGAACGTTTAACTGCATTACCTTCAAGAGCAGCATATTCTTCTCCAACTGTAGCAATACCGTTTATTTGCTGATAAATCTTCTTATCAGCCTCAACTTTATTCTCAATTCTAAATAAACCATCATTAGCTCCAACACGACTTTCACCAACACTATATTTAGGTGCAGTCATAATAAAGTTTTTAGGAGCATCTGAAGGAATACGCATAAAGTAATTAGCAAACTTTATACTAATTTTATCAGAAACAGGTTCTGTGCTTTCTTCTACATTAAAGAAATTAAGAAATGATGTAGCAACATAATCGCCTTTACTCATTTCTGAATAAAGAACATTACTTGATGTAATAATGTCACTAGCACCACTAAATAGTCTTGTTCTAATCAAACGCTGTGCATAAGGAGTAGGAGTAAGTTCTTTTGTTTCAGGATTTTGAGTAAACAAACCGTAATTTATAGGTTGTTTTCCATCTTTAATAGGATTACCATCTTTATCCTTTAATATATTACCATTCTCATCTTTTTTATAATTCCAATGTTCAATCATAATGTTACTGAAATCATATTGACGAGATTGTCCTTTATATTTACCAAAGTTTTCAAGAGCAGTTTGTGATTTAAGCGTATTAATAACGTTTGTTATCATACTATTATTAATCACATCAGAAGATTGGTTACCGTGAACATTACGAGAGTTAAGTTCAGTTTTAACCATAGTATATTTAACTAATTCGTTAGCAAGATTAAATGCTGCTGCTTGAGTAGCAGGATCAACATAATCTACAGCATATAAATCAGTCATATCTTTAGGTTCTTCTGACATACGAAGACCTTCTGCTTTATCTTGTGCAAGTTTTTTATTAAAAGCCCAAGCTCTACCAAGTTCTGCTTTACGACTATTATATTGTTGCTGTGTAAGATAACTAGCATCAATAGTTTCTTTAAGTCGTTGAGCTAAATTAAGAAGATTGCCAACTACATCTTCATCATGTGCGTTTGAAATGTAATTAGCAATAGCGGTATCTTCTATAGTAGGATAATATCTACGAAGTTGTGAAGAAATCTTAGCAACAAGATCTTTCTTTTGTTTATCAAGTTCATCGTTTATAGCCATCAAATCAGCAATATCCATTGCTTCTTCAGTAGACATTGTTTTAGAATCTTCATATAGACTCTTAAAACTTTGAATATCTTGATATAATTCATTATAAATATTTTTACTACTTATATCATCAAGAAGAATACTTGTAGCTTTTGCACTATTGAGATACTCAAAACGAAGACTTGTAAGTTTATCAGCAGACCTATTACTAGTTCTACTTTTACCTTTATCTCCGTCCATTACAGTTTCTAGTTTACTAATTACAGTCTTACCAAATGTACGATATATCTCATAAGCAAAATCTCCATTTTCTTCAAGATAATCTGCCATTTGATGGAAAGCAGTAAAACCAGGAATGTTTTTAGCTATTTCACGAATACTAACAATCATAGATTTTAGATTAGTAAAATCTCCATAACTATAAAGAACTGCACAACATTCATCAGCATTCATAGTATCAGGTAAACCAAGGTCATTATTTAAATCGAAATCATAATGACCATCAAAACCTATTTCACTATTAAGCTTTTTAAGACTATTAAGATAACTTCTAACACTCATATCAACATGAGTCATAAAGTTATTATAGTCTCCAAGTTTTTCATTAAGTTCTTTAATAGAATTATTCTTATCATCTGTTTGAGATTTATTCTCATCTTCATTAGTTGGAGTATTATCATCTCCTTCTTGTTGTTCATCAGTTGATTCATATGTACCAGTTTCTGACATATCATCATCTGACTCAAAACGTAAATCTCCAAGACGACTATCTCTAAACACTTCAGTAAAGAAACCTTCTCTATTAGCAATCATTTCTTTGTATACTGCAAGAAGATTTTTATTCTGAATAGAAGTATTATCACCAAACAATTCTTCAAGTTTAGAAATATTTCCTTCATCAATTATTTCATAGATATCATCTTCAGACATATTAGTAATAGCTGATAGACGTTCTGCTATTATTTCTTCCATACGTCCTGTAACAGCATCTGCAAAATATGCTTTTTTACTACCTTCAATCTTTTCATGAAAATCATGAGCAAGTTGATGATAGAAGTCTAACATAAAGTTAGCAGCAACTCGTTTAGCAAACTCTCTAGACGCAATACTGTTATATCCAAAATGACCTACATTAGTAGCATCATTTTGGATACGAGAAGAATAATTAATGTCTGGATGATTTTCATTATAATAACGTTTGATAGCTTCTACTGCCTCAGCAGCTGTATCGCTATTATTAACGTCAAATGTTTTACCAAGACGAGTATTACACCAATCGTTAAACTCTGAAGTAAATTCATCTTCAGATATAACTTCAGAGAAATAAGATTGGAACAAAACTTCATTCGTTCCAACCTCATTTCTAAGTTGTTCTGTAATACTACTGTGATTAACTTGAATTTTACAACTCATAATAGTATTAATAAATTAAATTAACTATAATATATTTTTGGTCGATTTGAGCGACTTTATTTTGTTAGATGAACAATACTACATACAAGATATTTTAATGTTACCTTGACCTACCATAGTGGCAAATTTGGCTTGTTGTGATACTGGCAATCTGTCTGTAAAGGTAGAAATAGAAGCTACTTTAGCAGTATGTTCTGTTATAGAACTATGACGAATATTATCATTAATAGTAGAAAAAGCACCTATATTATCAGTAGCTGATTTTAATTGATTTGGATTTGCAACATTTCCAGCAGCTAAATAACTATCATCATTTAAACCTTTGTTTAATAATTCCTGATATTCTTCTTCTGAAAAACTATTTTTTAAATCACCTATTTTTCCTAATACCAGACCTCCATCATGAGTTTCATCTGTGGCATAAGATTCCATAGAATCAGCATCATTTAATAGTGGTGTTTTCATATTTACAAATAAAGGCATCATTATCAGATTTTCATCATCTTGATTTGAATAGAATACTCCTTTTTGTGCTTCCATATTAGCAAACCAAAATGCTTCACCACTTTGTGTTTTAGCTAAATCAAATTTAGTAATATCTGGAGTAGTAGTACCATGATAAACGACTAAAGGTTCACCATTTTCATCTACTACTTTTGAAGCATTAGCAGAATCGTTAATCCAATCACCAAACCAATTAATAAAATTCTTAGTTCTAACTTGCAGCCACTGTCTTTCAGTAAGATTAGTAGGTTTACCATTAGGAGCTTTCATAAAAGTTCCATTAGCAATAGCTTGTTCTTTTATAGTTTGCATTTCATTAGAATAAGTTGAATCATTATTACTAATTTCAGTAACACTACTTTTAAATTTACCACGAAGTCTACTACTATTTTTAGTTCCAAACTGACTAGGTTTACTAGAAGTTATAGGAGGAACTACAGTAGGAGTAGCAACTGGTGCTTGTGTGGTAGTATTTGTTCCATTTTGATTCTTATATGTATCAACTGTGACTTTACCATCAAGAATATCTTGTGTATTATTAGTTAAAGGATTATTTTTTAATTTAACAGTAACTTCAAATTTAGTGCCATCTTTTAACATTATAATACCATCAGCTACTACTATACCATTAGATTCATTTTCTCTTATAGTTTTAACTACAAATGTATCTATTTCATTAAAATATTCATAATTTTCGTTAATTATTAAATCAGACTGTAAAGTATAAGATGCATATTTAATTTTATCACTAGTTTTACTAATTTTATTTGTAGGATAACCTTTAATTGTGAAAATTTTTATATTATCTTTTTTTGTAACAGAATATTCAGCATCACCAGTTATAGTATAATCTTTTTTATTAGAATTTTCATTAAAGTTTTGACGAAGAGTATAAAGTTCTTTTTCATAAAGACTACCTTTACGAACTCCCCAACCAAAAACTTTACTCATAAGTTCTAATACTTTCTGTAAAAGATTTCTAGAACTTTTCTTATCATAACCTTGAGCATCAATGCTATTAAGTTTATTAGCAAGTTCTTGACTAGTTAAAGTTTCAACTAAAAACTCTTCAAGAGCTTCATCTTCAGGAAGATGTTCAAACAAATAAGCTCGCATGTGTCCATCTGCTGGAACACCTTCAGCATCAAGTGCTGCTTTAAATTCGTTATATATTTCTTTAGCACTACGAACATAACCACGCTTATTATGAAGTTTATAATGTAGTTGTTCATGTATAAGTTTACGAATAGCTTGTGGTCTAGTAATAGGATTATTGAATATATTAACCCATTTTTGACCAATAGTTACTTCACCAGTACGAGGATTAACTTCTGCATTGTAATTTTCATTACCAGGTTTATTATTATATTCAGGGTCAAAAGTAATACTTTTTGGTAATATATCCAAACTTTCTAACAAGTTTAACTTATTTTTGTCAAAAAACAGTTCTACGAGAGCAACACCTTTGTTAGTAGTAGAAGTAGTACCATTAAGTATATTCATTGCTTTATCTGAAATACTAAGAGTAGGTGTGCTTTGTGTAGCAGGAGCAGAAGAAACTTGCTGTTGTGCATTATTTTCTACGGGGGTGGTAGTTGCTTTAGTAATCTTTATTTCAAATACTTGATTAGCAGCTTGACTTCTTTGACCTCTACGTTCATAATTACTACGACCATCAGATGCTGGTTTAGTATTCAGTTTAACAAGATTATTATTAAGAATAAACTCATTAAATGAATCATAGTTCCAAGACTTATCACCAATGTTTATTTCAAACTTACAATTAATACGATTAGCAAAACCGTTCATAGGTTGGTCTGAAACATTATCACTAGCAATATAAGCATAACTAAGTTTAAACTTCATATTATTAATTATATTATTGATAGCTTGATGAAGTCTAGGTTTATCATAAGGTATATTCTTATTATCTTCACCAACAAAAGCGTAAATAGCAGGACCACCATAACGACCAGTTTCATGGAATTTAACATACATATTAGTACCAGGAATACCGATACTAAATCCATTACTAGTTTCAGAATAAACTACACCATCAAATAAACTTCTATTACCGTCTTTATTATATAATAATTGCTTAAAGAAAGTCTTTAGTTTATTATAATTATCAGCAGTTTTATCATTATTATAGTCATTTATAACTTTAGTTATTTCGTTATGAACAGCTTTAAGTATATCTTTAGCATCTTGACCTATATAATCTGCAGTTACTTCAGCAGGATAAGCATGTGCATAACCAGGACGACCACTTCTATTAGGAAGAATTACAAAAGTATTACCTTTACCAACACCAGGAAATTTAAGATTAGGAGCACCTGCTACATTGAGTTGACCGTCGATAATAGAATCAGATACTGCAATCTTATGTATAGTAGGATTTACTCCACCAGCAATAGCTTTATCTACAGGTAATGCGTTAGCTTCAGCTTCAGCTTTAGTTTCGCCAGCTCTAACTAGTTCACCATCACTTATTGTAGCAACTGAAACATTTAAACCACCGCCATTAGCAAGAGCAGAAACTGCATCATAACTATGCTTAAGTTTATCAAACCAAGCATTAATAGAACGTTTAATTTGAATATTTTGTACTGTAGTAGATGCGTTACTTGAAGGTTTAGCAAACTTCCAAAGTTTAACTAATCCATTAGCAAGTTCTTTAGTAGTAGCATTATCAGCCATAAATCTTCTACTTTTAGCTGCTTGCCATAAAGGATTATTTTCAAGTTGTGAATATAATTTATTTTTTGTTTCAATATTTGGATTAGTATATGCTAACTGGAAAATAATAGAATTAAGTTGTTTAGCGTTAGCGTCTTTAGAAGTAAGCCATTGTGTAAACAAATCTTTAAGAGCACTTACTGTAGAGCCATTACGAACATCAACATCAGTTTTCCAACCATCGTTATACATTTCATAAGCTCCAGTAGTAACATTTACTCTAGGTATTGGCATAGTACCAACAACTCTATTTTGTCCATCTAATACATGAATAATACTTCCAACTACTTTAGTAGCTAAACCCATACCAGGTTGTAAAGCATCTAATGCATCATAAAAAGTATTAACATCATTAGGGTCAGTTAGATTATGAACATAAGTCTGAATATCTACTCGTTGAACACTAGTATCAGCAAGTCTTTCAAGATAACGTTCTTCAGCACTCTTTTGTGTATTTTCTATGAAGTTTTCTTTATTAGTTTCAGCCTCATCAGTAACTATATACTTTTCTTTAGCTTCAAAACTACTAAGCCATTGTTTCATAGACTCAAATAATGCAGCAGAAGTAGTTCTATCATTAGTACTTGTATTAGTATAACGTAATAAATCTTCAAGATTAATATAAAGTTTACCATCAAGTTCTTCAAGTCCTACTTCTTTAGCATATTGAGCAATCATTTGTTTAACTGCTTCTTTATATGCTTTTACTGCTTCAGTATCACTAATTACTTCAGTGATTGTAGACTGTGCAATAAGAACTTCATCAATAGATGAACGCATTGTAATTTCTTTATTATTTGCTTTAAGTCTAGCAAGTTGACGTTGAATTATTTCTTTAGCCTTAGTTACACCAAGTTCAGCAATAGTTCTATCAGCACCTTTTGCTACATATTCACTAATTAGTTTATTAGCCATGGCCTCTAAATCAATATCATGATTAGCTTTAGCAGCAGGTATAAATTTACTTAGAGCATCGTTATTTATTGTATCCCAATCAGGAGCTTGATTAACTACTTCTTCAAATGATTTAGTTTTTTCTGTAGTAACAGGCTTAGCATCTACTAATTTTTGTTGATGAGCATAATAATCTTCAAAGAATTTAATAGTATCTTCAGGTTTAACATTTCTTGTACTACTCATCTTTGACTTATTTCCAGTACGTTTATATTCATCATATTCTTCTTTATATGCATCCCAATTAGCCGCAATAATTTGATTGGTTTTACCAATAGAATTATTATCTTTTAATTTTTTAGGATTCATTTCAGAAGTTGTACCAACACTATCAAAAATATTAGTATTTGAGTTTTGCTTTTGCTCCCCCGTAGAAGAGGTTGTAGGTTGTGTAACACTTGTTAAACCTTCTTCACTAGGAGTAGTAGCAGGAGTTTCAGTAGCAGGAGCAGATTCTGTTGTAGCAGGAGCAGCTTGTGTACCAGAAGTTTCTTCATTTTGAACTTCTTGACTACCTTCTTGTTGTACTTGTTCTTGTTGAGCCTTTTCTTCTTGTCTTTGCTGATATTCTGCAGTATCAGTATTAACAAGACGACCTGGTTCACTTATAACAAACTTACCTTTTTTATTACGTACAGCAATAGGTTTACTTTTTACTTCAAATAGACGAGTTAAATCTACTTCATCAGCATTAGAGAAGAATCTTGTATCATTAAGATTTTGTTTATTTCCTCTAACATCAAGAGTAAATGTTCCATCTTCATTATCATAAACTGCTATAGAAGAATTGTCTTCATCTGTGTTAGCATGACGTCCACTAGTAAAATTACCCTTTTTATCTCCATAAAATTTAGTATAATAAGTAGGAGTTCGGTTTTCGATTTCTTGTGGGTTAATTGGAGTGCCAACACCGCTAATTTGCTCGTTTCCTTGACCGCTGACGGCTTTCGTAGTGTAAGACGATGAATTGTCCGCCTTAGCATTTTCGGTGTCTGAAATCGTGTCTTCAATTATTACAGAACTCTGACTTTCTTCATTATTAGTTTCTTCTTTTCTTGAAGCACGAATTGCATCTTCCATAGCAAAACGTTCAAGAATTACATCGAATAATGCTTTATTACTATCATTTGTTAAATCAAGTACATCAATAGCATCAGATAGATTTTGCTTTTCTTCATTAGTCATATTAGCAGTAGTTCTGTCAAATTGAGTATCACTACCTTTGATATGATATTTGTCATAGATTGCATCTAATACTTTATTTCCATACTTACGATACATATCAAGCAATATTTTATTAGCACCGATAATAGCAGTCTTACGAGCTTCATTCATAGTGTTATTTAAAATAGCAGCTTGATGTTTAACTTGATCTACAGTACGAACAATATCATTATTTGCAAAATCAAGACGTGTTTGAATAGCAGCAATTTCTTGATAAGCAGATGAAAGTTCAGGACTTACATTTCTAAGTGTACTAATAGCAGATTGTACATTTTGGTCAGCAATCTTTTCTTGTGCTATTTTTTCATCACCAAGAGTAGTTCTACTACGTTCACTAAGATATTCAAGTCCAGGAATGTTTAATACTTCACCAAGTTCTTTACCAACACTTCTAGTAATCATTGCATCTTGATAAGCAACAGATTCAGCAGTAGCTTCTTGATGATACTTACCATTACCATCTGAAACAAACTGTAATGCGATACCTGTAGCATATACAAGTTCTACATCATTAAGTTGATCTTCAAGAGCAGAAATATTCTTATCTATATTTTCTATAGCAAGTGTATTACTAAGATTTTTAGATTCATCTTGCATAAGACTAGTACGTTCAGCACGAAGTTGACCTAATTCTCTAGTAATAACAGCGAGTTTAAGACTATTTCTATAATCTACATTTTCATCAAGATTTTCTTGAACACCAGGAGTATTAAGTAATTCAGCAATACGTTGTTCCGTAGCAGCTTCTTCTGTTCTAAGATTAACAATTTCAGTTCTAGCTTTTACATTTTCAACTGCCATTATTTGAAGATATTCAACAGGAATAGTATCAAAAGTACTAGCCTTTAATCTTTTCTTACGATCATTAAGTCCATCTTCATCATTTAGTTTACCGCTATTAATAGATGTAGCAGCACTATCAAGAGCTGCTATTTCTTCATCATATTGTTCTTCAACTTGATTTATTTGACGTAATGCGTTTTCGATATAAGTTTTAGATTCATTTTCAATATCTTGTTCAGACTTAGTTTCAGAAGCTGTTCCAAATATACCACGAGCTACCATGCCTTTACGAACATCATCATTAGCCATAAACTCTTTGAACATATCAAGATTACCACTATTCATAGCTCTAAGTGTCATCTTAGTTATATACTCGTTTTTAAGTTTTTCTTTAGCAGCTTGTTTTTCAGATTCAGTTTCAAACTTACGTTCTGTACCATCAGTATTAGGATGATAAATATCTATATTATCTTCTTCAATCTTTTTAAGATGTGAAGCATAAGTTTCAAAGTCTATACCACGAGCTTCAATTTCAGCTTTACGACGCTTAATTTCTGGAAGTTCATCAAGTTGATACCAAGGAAGTGATTGTTTAGATTCATTATTGGCACGCTTATTTTCTGTAAGTTTATTAGATAAACGTCTAAATTGACTACCTAACCCTTGAAATACAACACCACCAATAACTCCCCAAAAAGCAGCATCATACATTTCAGGAGATTGAATATATTTAGCAAGACGAGTATCAAAGTTTGATTTTTGTTCTTGTCCAAGAAGAACTTTACCAAAACTCATACCTTCTTGTTGAGCTACATAGTTAAGTGCTTCTTCAGCACCTTCAGAAAGTTTAGCTCCAATAGTAAGTTTGCTACTATACATAAAGTCTGATAACTTTTCACCAAATTTTTCACTAAAAGTACGTTGAGCTTTAAGTTTAGCTATTTCATCAGCAGATTTACCAAAATATTTAGCAGCATCTAAATTAGCTCTACGTACAGCAACAGGATTATCAGGAGCATTCTTTAATCCTTTCCAAGCATTACGAAGACCATACATTTGTAATACATCCCAACCAACATTAAGCCAGTCTATTTGAAAAGTTTTATCAGCAGATTCTTTAGCAATAGCTTTAGCTACAGCATCTCTATCATTAGAATCTACACCATTAGCTGTGATAATATCTTGACTTCTTTCAACAACTTTTGCATATTCTTCATCGCTCATATTTTTAAATGTTTCAGAAGCATTAGCATACATATCATTATATGTTTGTCTAGCTTCTTGATAATTTTCCATAGCACGACTAAGAGCAGCAGTTGTACCATTTTCTAAAAATAGATTAATAGCAGAAATTGTACTACTAGAATTAAGAAAACGTTGCATTTTAGTAAGTTTAGATGCTGCTTGTATTTCTTCAGCAGTAGCACCAGCAGCTCTAAGTTCTCTAGCATACTTTAATCTACGTTCTGCACCACTAAGAGCACGAACAGCATTTCGAGTAAATCTAGATAATTTACTTGCTTTACCTGCCCAAGATAAACCTTTTGTAACTCCTGTACTAGGAATAAGAAGAGTTAAAGAACTAGCAATACTTGGAATATTAGAAGCCCACCAACCAGCATCAGTTAAACCACCATTTGCTATATTTTTATCTGGGTCAACCCAAATTTTAGTAGCTTCTTTAAATTCTTCTTGTTTTTCTGTAAGATATTTACTAGCAGCATTTTGATAATTAGGGTCACTCAAACCTACAGCCTGACCTATCATATCAAATAAATCAGTAATACCAATAAGTGTACCAAGTCCTACTTCAGATACAACAGTTTGAGCAAGGGCATTACCAAATTTAGATAATGCTCCTTGCTGTTCTACTATTTGTTTATCAAGATTCTCCCAAGGATTCCAGTTAAGACCTGCTTTTCTATAAACATCAGCTTCTTTTGCTCCAATAGAATATTGTCTATTGAAATCATATACAGCCATATCAACAGCACTATTTCTTTCAGGGTCCAAATCAGCTACTGTTATAGTAGGAGGCTGAATGTTCTTTTTAGACTTTGGATTATAATTAGGATTAGGAATAGTCTTTTGACCTCCGTTATTTATAAAATTTAATACATCCATAGTTTATTTCTTAATTTTAAAATCAGGATCTATATAATAATATTGAAGTTCTTTCATAATAGCATCATATATAGAATATATATCTTTTATTTTTGAACTAACTTGATAAGGCAAACTTTGAGATATTTCTCCATTTTCTTCATTATATATATATTGACTTGTAGAAAGACCTTTCATATTAAATAGTTCGTCAACTGTATAATCAGAACCATTAGTCTTCGCAAGAGAAACTCCTGGATTAAGTTCATTACCAGCACGTACTGAAATAAGACGTGTCATCTTTTCATATTCTTCAGCACCAAGTAATGAATTATCTTTATCTGAAATAAGATTGCCATTCCAACTAAGATAATTAAATTTAAGATTACTTACAGCATCTTGAATAATCATATCTTTGTTAATTTCCTTAATAGCTTCATTTTTATCAATAGGTTTATTGTTTTTAACAAAACCTCCTTTACCATCAGGCATTATTTCAGTACCGTTAGTACATTTGTAAGTATAATTCCAATCAAGCATAGAATTAGCTTCTTGTACACTTCTACTTGAAGTATTTGCATTAATTTTAGCTTGAGCTTGTTCTTGCATAAAACCAGGAATAAATATTTGAACACGAGGTTTACTATATACTTCTTCAGGTATTTCTGTATCATTTAAACGTTCTATTTGATCCTTTGTTAAATTTGTTGTATTAATATTTACAAGAGTTCCTATTTTACCATTACTACACATAGATAATAATTGTAAATCTTTAGGATTAATTACATTAATAAGATTAACAAGATCTGACCTTTGTTTATTTTCTACTGATACTAATGTTTCATCAGTAAGTTCTTCGTTATAACTATTAGTATACATTTCATAGTTACCACTACCCAAAGATTGAACAGCAGCTATAACATTACTACCAAGAATTTTAAACTGACGATTGAATGTTGTAGCATCTATTTCGCCTGCAGCATATGCAGCTTTTAATGCTTCAAGGTTATCGTCAATTGCTGGACCTATAGTAGAAGAATAATCTTTTTCAGATAAGTCAGTTTTCTTAAAATAAGATTCTTTAGAAGCTTTTGCATTATCTATAAGTGTTTGCATTGGTTCAAAACTTCTATTATATCCTATAGAAGAACTACTTGTAAAACCTACATGAGTTTTTTCTACTAAAGATTCTCCTTTAGCATTATAACCTAAAATGCTAACGTTTTCTCCTGATGTTCTAAGAGGAGCATCACCTATACGTTCTGTATCACTAGGCAAATTAAAAATAATTTGATTAGCAAGTTCATTACTTTTATCAAAATCTAATGTAGTTTTACCATCTTTATGTGTTACTTTAACACCTGCTGCTTTTAGTTGTTGTTCATTTAAACCACTTTGAGTATAAAAATTATCTATATTCTTTTTATTATCTTCAGCAAGCCAATCTATACCAAAAATACCATATTGTTTTTCTGGTTGAAAAGTTATAGATAATCTTGTAGCTTCATCTTTAACTTCTCCATTTTGTATAGTACTTCCTAATCTACGTTTATAATCTATAAACTTATCTGCGTATTCATTACCTGTTAGTTGTTCAAGACCACCATTAACAAATACTTTATCATAAAATTCAATTTGAGCTAAAGCATTAGGATCATCGATTCTAGAATAAATAGCGCCTAATACTCTACCATTACGACGAAGATTTATAATATCATTCTCATGTTCTTTCTGAGTTTTAGGATCACTAAAATGAAACATTGCTGCATAATCTGCAGCATCATTATATTGACGATTTGCTATAAGTTGATTAAACTTTTCTTGATTGAAAGCATATTGCTGTTTTTGAGCATAAGTTGCTGTTTTATAAGTTTTCTTATCATCAGCATTTGGATCAAAATACGTATAATTACCAAAACCTATTTTCATAATATTTTATATTTTAAATTATCCACCAAATCTACTAGTTATTCCAGATGCAGCACCACCAACTTCTTGTTGAGCACTTTCTGTATCTGTTTGTTGTCTAACATTAGGACCATACCATAAACCTGTAGCAAAATCAAAAGTTGAACCAGGAGTTGGAATACGACTACCTACAATACTTGGAGTTGTTTGTTGTGGAGTTGTTTTATGATTAGAACTAGATGTAGAAGAAGATGTCGCATCAGTATGCCATTCATAAGCTAACTTATCAGCATAAAGATTATTAGTAATCATTCTTGCATAATATTCTTTATAATTAATAGGACTACCGTTTTGATACATAAGTTTTCTACGAGCTTCTAGTTTTTGTCCCATTATTCTAGCTTCTTCACTATCTGGATTTTTAGCAATAAGTTCTTGATATTGTTGAATCATTTTATTAGTTTCAAAATTAGCAACATCAAAAGCTTGTTCTGCTTGTCTATATCCATCAGGAGTTGCAGACAATAATTCTTCTATGTTATCAAGAATATCTTGTTTGCTTACTTTTTCTACTTGATGTGATGAACCACTAGATTTAGAAGAAGAACTTCCGTTTCCATCTGTTGTACTACTAGAAGATTTAGATGATTGAGCTGATTTACTATTCTTATAAGGAGTAATCATCTTAAATGCTGCTTGAGCTTGTGCTGCCCAATTAATATCAGCAACAGGACGAGTTTCAGCAACATATTCTGTACCACCAATTATATTTCCTTCAGAATCATAATTATCTTGATATTTATAAGGATTAGAAGCTAACCACCAATCATAAGTATTTTGACTAATTTCACCTTTATCTCTACGTGCTTGTTGTGTTTTAACCTCTTGTTGATATGATTCTTCAGCTCTTATTCTACCTTGTATTGCAGGGTCTCTAAGAATACTACCAGCAAGTCCTGTAGCAACACGAATAGCACTACCATAATTGCCATTATTCACTTCATCTTGAATTTGTCTTTCTATGTTATCTTTATAATTAGCAAACCATTGTTGTGTTTCTTTATCATTATGAAGTTTAGCTTCAAGTCCTGCTAAAGTTTTATCTATTTCACTTTTCTTTTCTATAGCAGTATTATGCCGTTCCTCAGCTTGAGCTAAGGAACGAGCAAGAATATTCATATCAGGAGCTTGAGGTGTAAAACTAACTCCTTGAAAAGTAGCAGGAGTATATTGCATTTGAGCAATACTCATTTCAGGTAATCTATATTGTGGCATAATATATTAACGATTATAAGAATTAAACAACCAAAGATTATTAGGATTCATAGTAGGATTAAATACTACTGAAGATAAAGGAACTACTGCTTCAATAGGAGCAGAACCATTTGCAAGTCTAGCTCTATTTGCTTGTACTAAACTAACAGCTCTACGTTCTATTGGATTAGAAATAGATTTTAGTGAAATAGGACCAGAACCTTGTCCATATTGATAAGGTATTGTATTAGATGTATCATCTTTTTTAGTAGAACCTCTAAAACTACCATGCCATTTAGCATTTAAATCAGCAGCCCATTTCTTTTGTTCTGCAGTACCATTTACCCACATATTATAAAGACTACGAGCTTCTGCTTTACTACCATCAGGTGACATTGCAGCACGATATGCTTGTTCATTATCTACACCAAGTAAAACATTACGTCTATCAGCTTGTGTCTTAAGATAACTTTCGACACTATTTCCGACAGCTTGTGCTGAATTAGTAATAGCAGAACCCCAAGCTTGTGCATTAGCTTGTGAAGTATTTGCTGCAGCTTGAGCATTACCTGTGATAGCATTAGCCTGTGCTTGAGCAATACCAGCAATCTTTTGATTTTCTATATCATTATTATATTGTAATGCATTAAGATAAGCACTAGCATATTGATTGTTTGCTTGTGTATCAAGTTGAGCATTCAATCTTGCTGTTTCGTTAATAGAATCAATATTATGTTGTTTAATTTGTTCTCTAATTCTATCAGCATCAGCTTCTATTTTTCCAATATTATCGTTGTAATCAGTTTCTGCTAACGTCATTCTATCTTGAGCAGCAGCCCCACTAATACTATAACGTCTAGCATTTTCAAGTTTCCGTTGCAATATACGTTCTTGTGCTGTACGTTGAGCAGCAGTATTTACAATAGGAGCTCTAAGTTGAGCCATAGCATGAGCAGCAGCATAATTTTCACGACGAATACTATTTATATCAATACCATGCATTTGTCTATAAGCATCTGCTAACATACCAGCAGCTTGAGCATTAGCAGCACTGATATAACCCATAGCCCTATTATTAGCAGCATTTGTTATCCAAGCACCACCTAAGTTACCTAAAGTTGTTATACCAGCACCTATTGCATTTTCCCAACCATAATCAGCTTTAGGACGACCACCGCAAGCTAATTTTTTACGAATACTAGTTCCACATTTAGCTTTATTTTCTTCTATTTTTTCTTGTCCTTTTTTATCAAACATACCATTTATTTTTCCATAAGCAACACCTGTTGCAATAGGAGCCATAGCATCCATAGATAAAGTAGGAGTTTGTTGAGGCAAATACATAAAATCAGAAGAATTAGAAGTACCACCACCAATATAACGTAAACTTCTACGAGGTGTTTTACCACTATCAGAAATATTATTAGCAGCTTTTATTTGCTCTTGTGTAACAAATGCTTCTAACGGATGCATTCCATTATTAACAGCTGTAGCTGGATTAAAACCTTTAATGCTATGTTTACTTATAAACATAGCATCATCAGGTGTAACCAAAACATATTCTCCTTGATTACTATTTTGATTACCTTCACCTTCTATAGTTTTGCCATTAGCAAATTTTAAACCAACACCAGTTTTATTTTTTCCACCTTGTGCTTTATGATAATGCTCATGGTCATTACCATAAAGTTCATATAAGTCAAAACCTTCAGGTGTAGAACCCAAAGGTATAACTCCTCCGCCATCAGTAACAGCAAAAGGCATATTAGTTTGACTATAGCTCCCCCGTAGAAGAATGTTAGGATTTTGTTTAGCAATTTTTCTTCTCATACTGCCACCATTACGAACTTGTATTTTTGCAGCTTCAAGTCTATCATTAACATTTTGTTGACCTGTAAGAATTTGAAGATTCATTTGAATGTCTTTTTGAAGTTCACGATTTTCAGCATTTTGTTCTTTAGTAAATTCTTGAGATTCTTGCTGAAGTTCTCTAGCTCTATTAGCTTGTTCTTTAATAGAATTAGCTTGTTTAGTAGCAGCATTTATTGTAGCAGTTGCTTGTTGTTTAGCAGCATCTTTTGTTGCTTTAGCTCCTATATTAGCAGCAGCAAGAGTACCTGCTACATTTATACCAGCAGATGACAAAATTGCAGCCTCTTCACTACCAAAAGGAGCTTTTGGTCTACGACCACCATTTCTTAATTTATATCTAGTCATAATATTATATTAATATAAAGAATTATTAACTAAAACATTTTCAAATTTAATAGGCTTATCATTAATAAAACCAAATGTTAAGATGAAATATTTACCATAAACAAGACTATAATTGTCACTATTAGGTATTCTTTGTTTTTTTATACTACCATCAGGATTATATTCTATACCTTGTTGCTCAGGATATTGATAAACATTGTTTACATTAAGTTTATTTCTAAAATAATTAGAAGTCCAAAAACCAAGATTGTATTTAAATCCTTTATAATCAAGTAGATTATTAGGTCTAGCTTCATCGTTTACATTTGTTATAACAGATGTGGATTTACATTCATCAGTTGTAATAAAAAATTCTTTTACAGGATTTATTCTAGTATTTCTAGCAATATCCATTACATGTTTTGTTTTAGCTGTATTTTCAATAATATTTTGTTTAACTAAATCAGCTACATATTGCACACTATCTACACTTGTTCTTTGATTATCTTCATTAGGAAACATAATAATAGATATAGAAAATTTACAATCTTTATAAGTTCCTTCATCAGGTGCATCTGTTAAATAACTATCTTTAGTAGCATTTCCATAAATATTAACTGAATTTATAGTCTTTTCGTTAAATAAAGACTCAAATCCGTTATAATAAGAATAACAGATATTTCTACTGTTAAATGCTTTTGCTAAGGTAATATCATGTAACGATATAAAAGATTTTCTTTTATAATTAAAACTAATTGTTATTTCTTTATTTGTATTTAATACAAAATTAATAAGAATACGAGTATTCTTTTCATCATGTATCATTCTACAATCAATAGGTTTATAATAATCTAATAATTTATAAATAGTATCATCTATTAAAGCAAGTTGTGAATTACCAGAATATGCAAATATATGATTACTTTGTTTATCATAAAATACATAAGAATCAAATGTAATACATCCAGATTGTTTTGTATCAAGACCTGCATAACCATATTGAGAATCACATACTTGAGTAATACCATGTTCAAAAGGTTCAGACTCTGTTAAAGATATATCAGAATTATTTGCTGTAATAGTTTGATTAGCGTCAAATTTATATAGTGAACCTTTTGTATGGACAAATATATTGTTAGCTATAGCAAACAATTTAACAATAATACCTCTATCTGTTGGAACATTATAATAATCCATAGAATTAAATTTAAATACTGAATTATTAAATGTTTCATCAGAAAGAACATTACTTACTCTAACTGTATTATCAAAATTAATTTTTGTTATATCATCATCATGTTTTTTAAAAGTTTTATTTCTAAAATCTTTATACATACCTTTAAGTTCATATATAAAACTTAAAGTAGCAGAATTTATAACTTTAGCAACTTGTTTTATTCCTGAACTAGGATTACCTATACTAAAAATTTGGTCATTAATATCTTTTGTTAAACTAAGATAATTAAGATTAAAATTACTTCTTAGGAAATATGTTACACTATTTTGAATTTGCATATAACCTGTAAATTCACTAAGACTAAGTGTTATATTTCTATCAGCTTTATATACATCTTTACCAGATACATAACAAGAAGATGCTAAATCAAAATCTGGTTTTTTAACAAGGCAAAAATATGAATTATAAAAACCATTTTTTACTTTAGTTCTACTGGCATCTTTTAAAGGTATATAAGGAGTTGCTTTTGTTAGTATAGGATTTTTATCTGTTGTTGTATTACGTTCAATTACAGCATATAATGTTTTATTTCCGTGATTGCTACTATCATTCCACGATATAAATCCGCAATTACCAAATGCTAAAGTAGGATGAGAAGAACCACTTGAATAATATTTCGCTTGTGTTGTTATAGTATTACCATTACCATCTTTTATTGTTATATTTGTATTTATATTATATAACAAACAATCAATTTCAAGACAATTTACTATATTGTTAGTACCTTTTTTTCTATAGTTAAAACACTCCATTACTTGATTACCTACATTTACAATAGATAAAAAGAAAGCTTTATATGGTGTAGCAGCATTAATTCCTGCAAGAGAATGTACAATATATTGTAAATCAATAGTATCTATATTACTTTTAGCATTATCTGTTGTTATCTCATTTACAAATGTTCCATTAGTTATAATATGATAATCATCTATATAATGTGCATAAATATCATATGTAGAAAATGGCATTAATGTAGGTTTTTGTATTAAAGAATCTGTAATAGTGTCATCAATTTTAATAACAGATTCTGCTAAATTAAAATTACAAATAGATTTCCATTCTGTAATTTTAGCATTAATATAAAATCTTTTATTAAAATGATTCTCATCATCTATTATATCATCATCATCTATTGTAAACTTTATAGCTTTAAATATAACAGTTGCAGTAGAAGCTCTTATATAAGAACTTCCTAATTTAAGTATTATAGTACCATTTTCATCAATACCTACTATATTATTTTTTATAGCATCAAAAATAACTTCTTTTATTTTAGATTTTATACTATTATACAAATTTGAACTATTTGCGTTTTCGATTCCGTAATTAGTAAGATTTGTAAAACCTATATAAGTATCTTTATTCATATAACTATAAAAATCAATAGGATATGTTTCTGCTCCAGATGATAATTCTAAGTAACAATAAATTAATCTACTTTTATGTTCTATTTCATCTTTAATATTTTTTTTAATAAAAGCTCTAGCTTCATTTGAAAAACCTTTATTTCTAGTAACCCAATAATTAAAATCACTACCTCCTTCTTTATCAAATATTTTAGTATCTTTATTAAATAGAAAAACACCATTTCTTGCTTCAATAAGGCTATCAGAATCTTTCTCCGAAGTAGAACCATAAATAAAAGTAAATCCTAGATCATCCCATTGATGAGGTTTACTAGTATCTCTATCATATAACCATAGTCCATTACCACTATAATGTTGAATAATACCTATTTTTCCTTCATTAAATAAACGTTCTTCTGTATATCCAAAAATAGCACCGCTTATATAACTATCATTAAATATATTATATACAGTACATAAATCAGGATTATCATCAGCATCCCATTTAATATCAAAACTAGCAATTTTATTTTTTTCTATAGTTTCTCCTTTATATAGTTTTGAACATTCATAATTAAAATGATATGATGCTAATAAACGAGATAAAGAATAACCTGATTCAGTTTTATCATAATAACCAACATTGTTATTATATGATAATTTATTTCCATTAAAAGTTAAATTATGATAATTTATTTTACCAGTACCATTAGGATCACTATGTACAAATTCAGCTACTATTTCTCTACTTATATCTGAAGTATCTTCGTTAATATTACTTTCTTTATAATTACTAATATATAATTTATTTTTAAAATTAGTTATATTTCGCACATTATAAAGTTCATATGTTGAAGATAATAAATCATCTATGTTAATTTCTTCTATACCTTCATAATCAAAATAAATTTTAGTAGTATTCATATTAAACTCTTTCCAACTTCTAGCATTTGTAGAATCATCATGAGTTAATATAAATCCTAATTGAAAACTTTTATAAAGATTTTTAGCATTAGAATTTATAAAACTAACATCAAATACAAAAGATTTAGCAGCATCTGTATGATGATTTATATAACTTATACCTCCTTGTAAAGTTGTAATTTTAGTAGAAGTTCCACCAAAAATAGGACAACTACAAAGATACCAATTAGTATAACAATCCTTACGAATTTTATATCTAATAAAGAAAACATAAGTTCCGTTAGGAATGGTTTTAGCATAAGTAGTATTTAGTGTAAGATTACATATAGGAACGCGAGGAGCTTGTGTATACAAACTTTCATCATCTGTATCTTTACAAAAAGATAAATTTATATGTTTAAGTGGAATATTTTTAGCACCTGTAGGATCACACTCAGCTATACTTAAAATCTTTTCTCCACTTATATTTGTACTAACACAACCATCTATTTCTCCTCCATTATAATTCCAACCTGTTGTAAGTCTTTTAGCTTTTTTAGTTATTTCATCATATTCATATATATTATCATTATATTTATGACTAAATAAATAAATTTTATTATCAAGACCTACAATATGACCTACAAAGTTTACATCATCAGATGTACAATTTTGTAAATCTTCTGAACCAAAATCAGTAGTAAGAGAACCATCAGAATCAAGTTTCATGTTTTTAGCAAAAACAAGAGAACCTTCTTCACAATTCTGTGGATTTTGATTTAAATTTAATTTAGGTATAACTTTCATATTATCCTCTAGGGTTAAATGTACTATTATAAAAAAAGTTATTCCAACCGCTTAAATCAGCACTAATAGCTTTTTTAACACTATTAGCTGCTTTAGGTCGAAGAGTATTCCATTGAAGCCAAGGATTAGTAACAAGACTATTAGACTTCAAATCATATACTGGATGTTTACTTCCTCTACTTAAATATTTAAATAAACAATACCAAGCAAGAGCTTCAAGTAAAAGACCATCTTCGTATATATAAGGAACGTCACAATCGTAATACTCATCATAATATGTAGCTACTTCAAAAGTTTCTACTTCAATATAATCAGTATCAAAATTAAGTTCGATATTATTACACTCTAATACAAAGTTTTTACCAGCACTATTATTGACTTTAGCAACTTCCATAAAGTTTACGCCTGTTTTATTGCTACTATCAAAAACAGCAATTTCTTGTACTTGTTGTGCTCTACTTGCACTACAATTACAAGAACTCTTACTTTTATCTAGATGTTCAATTTCACATCCGTTTTTATCAAAAACTTTAATTTCACTTGCATTTAATTCACAAGGAAATGTTGCTATTCTACCACTAACTTCAAGTCTTCTACGTTTTCGTTCCATAGGAAGAACTTTCATTTGAGATAGAGCATCAATAGTCCATGCAGCAACTCTTGGAATCCAATCAGATTCGCTTATATTAAAGTCATTGTCTATTTTTCCGACAAGCCTTTGGAGTGGTACTTGGTTGTTGAGCTTCATTTCTTATAAATTTAGTATATAAAATTTTATCAGTTGTATCACACATTGTAAGTTTAGTTTTTAAATCAACTTGTAACTCACAAATTTTATTAGTATCACCTTGACATTCTCTAATCAAATCTTCATTAGATTTTCCTCGAACAGAAGAATGCCTGTAATCTGCAATATCAAGTTTATATTTAGTACCGTTTGGAAGTTTACAATTAAGCAAAGGAATTTCATAGCAATATTCTTTATTAACAAATACTCTATAATCTTCCGCTTTATATTCAATACCATTACGTTTACACCAGTCAGCTTCCTTTTGATTATAAATACGTTTACCTGCTTTTATAAGTTCTTCTTTTTTCTTTTTAGTAGCAGCATAATCAAGTTTAGGTCTATGCTTTCCAATCAAACATCTATTAATACAAATCCAACCTATATTTTCTCCAAATACATAACCTTCACCATTAAGAATCATTTTCTTATGTACTTCAGTCATATAAATTCTAAGAATATTAGTATATTCTTTAAGAGAAGTTTGAAGCATCTTTTCATATACTTCTATTTGCTGCATTAAATCATGCTTTTCTTTTTGTTGTTTAGCATAATTATAAAGATCAAATAAATCAGATACAAGTTGATAATTATTATTTCTATTAATAAACATTCCTTTAGCTACTTTAAGAAACGTTCCATCAATATATCTGTCTTCAACAAATTCAGGATAATCATTAAGATTAACTTTAAAGTTGTTTTTATAAACATCTATACAAGATTTAATTTCTTCATAACTAACAGACATAAGACTACGTAAAGAATCAAAGGCTTCTACTGCTTCTTTATGTTTAAGTGTAATAGCATTTTTCATGCTGTTATAATACACTTTAATATTAGTAGGTGTTTCTTTTATTCCCATAGTACATTATTAATTAAACTTGATAGTATTAGGAATTTCATTAGTTTGTCTAACTTGATTAAGCAAATCTCTTTTATATATAATTTCTTTAATTTGCCCAATCATATCTTCAGACAAAAGCCATTCATTTTCATCCATCATAACATCAAAGCTACTTGTTTCACCATTAGCAACTTCAATTTCATTAGGATGTTCAAAAGCTCCTTCAATACAAATAGTATTTATTTCAATAGCTTTATTATTACTTGGAAATAGATAAATATAACCATTAATGTAATCATAACAAGCTAAACCTTTAAGCCCTGGTACAGCACTTCTAAAACGAGCAGAAGTTTCTTTTATATAAGGAAACTCTTTACTAGTTTTAAATCCAACAGAGCTAACTCTATCAAAAGGAAGATTATTAATCAACCTTACAGGACGAGGAACTTTTTGTGTAGTACGTTTAATCTTAGTAATATCTACATCAGTAAAATCAGTATCCCAATCTTCAGGTAATTGAATTTCACCATCGTAAACATCAGTAAGACTTACTTTAAAACGTTGTGTAAGAACTTTATCAACATATCCATGATTTTCATAACTACGACGAATTATTTCATTACGAGTATGTATGATAAGAAGTTTAATATTTTCTCTAAGTGCCTTGTTATTAGGTTCACCTACACTGTGAGCAAATTCAGACACAAGCATTGCTAAACTAGCCATATCATTAAGATTATTATTATTAAAATAAAGCTCCCCCGTAGAAGAGATGTGACATTCAGTGTTATCTTTACAATTATGTTTAAGTGAGTAACTATATATCCATCAGCTTCTTTACGGGGGAGATAATTACTTTTAGTTTCTATATCAACTTCAGTAGTAGCATCTCTATCAGCATCATTTCTGACTACAAATATAATTATTTACTTTGATATAACCAAATCAATATAGCCCTTATACGGCTGTAGAATCAGACTCTAAGCCTTCAAAATTGGTTAAATGATAAATTAATCCACTCTAAATCAATCCTTTGTCATATACGCAATAAAAATATATAAAAACGTAGGAGAGTTATAGAATTATTTATTTATCATCATCTTTACGATAACCAATATTAAGTTTATCACAAATAGGTTTACCAATCCAAGACCAAAATACAGGAGCAAGAATAGCACTGTTAATAATCAATTTAGGATTATTTCCAGTAACATAATATGCTATACTTATAATAATAACTGCAACAAGCATAACACCACGTTTAGTCCAAGTTGCTACTTTATGAGAACCATTAAACTCATCAATAAGTTTGATTATAAGATAAGTTAAAATGTTTACAGCAACACAAAAACCAAAATCAAAACTTTCAATAGTTATATTAATTATTTGACTTATATATTCCATATCACTAATTAAATTTATATTAAATCGGATATAAAGATATAAAATAAGATTCAAATAAACAAGAAACTATTGTTAAATAAATAATAAAAAAGGTCTGCCAGTATTATAACTAACAGACCTTAATAAATTAGTATTCTCTACAATAATCACACATTAGAGTATGACATCGTTTGAACATTTGTTGAGCAATATCTCCAGCTATGTATTGAACTTCTTCTCCGTTTAAATCAAGATTATAAGTTACAGCTATATGATTAGATAAATGACCTATTTCATGAACAAAAGAATTTATAAATTGACTAGCATTAGAAGTTTTTGTAAAAACTATAACAGATGTTTTATATCTATTATTAGTTTGAGTTAAACCTTGATTAAGTTTATTAGAATTAAGTGTTGCATAGGCACTTGCGATATAACTTCTTGGCAATCCTATTTCATGAAGTTTGGTAACAATTTCAGTAGCATTTTTTGAAGTTACATCATAATATACATACACTTTCCAATATCTTCTATCAATTATAAATTCTTGAGTAATCATAACATAGCTTCCCAATCTATTGCTATACCTTGACGACGAGTAGAAGCAAGCCAACGAGTAAATGTAAGACCGTCACAAGCATCTTCATCGTCTATTACATCTTTAACATACATAGCTAAATGTTGGTCATCAGGAACACTGCTCTTTAGGAAATCAGCTTTACACATATTGGCAACATAAACATAATCATAAAGTTGATTATTCTTAAGTTTAATGCCATAAGTTTCAAGAAGAGCATCGACTTCTTCTTTAGACAGAGGTACTATTTTAGTAAGTACTCCTGTAGAAGAATCTTTGCGTTTCATCTTGCTAACTGCGAACTTCATCAACTTCTTATTGAAATGCCTACCATAATTAGTAAGATAATCAATCATATCTTGAGGAAGAACGTCAAATGTATCAAGACCTTCGCGCTTCATAAGACTAGTATCTAGATGTTCCACCACCATAACTTCCAGTACTACGCATACCTCTACGTATACCACGATAACTACCACCATGAGAATCATGACGACGCTTTACTTCATACTCGTCATCCCATTCATCATCCTCTTCAGGATAACGATGACCTTCCATTGCTTCAGCAAAACAATCAATCATCTCCTCAACACAGTCTTTCATCATTTCGAGTTTGTCAACTATTTTGTCGGCTTTCTCTTCAATTATCATAATCTTTCCCATATTATTGTTTATTTATAAGATTAAAAATTTTGTCAAGCTTATCATCCATACCACTTACTTTACTTTCAAGACTTTCAATACGAGCATCACGTTCTTTCTCTTTAGCAAAAGTAGGATTAAGTTTCTTCATTATAGCTTCACAATCAGCAACTGCTTGAGTGTGATATTCTATATTTTCAGGTTCAATAATCTTTTTACTAGTATAAAGAATAGCTTCAACTGTAGATAAAAGACCCTCTTTATTCTCACTAACTATAATACTACCATTATTAGCAGTTGTAAGTGTAGAATTAAGATGTTTAAATTCATACTTTTCATCACCAACTTTAACTGATAAATCAAAGAAAGACTGAGGAGTCATACCAAGATTTGGATTAGTATAATCTGGATTTGGTTCAGTACGACTAATAACTTCACCTACTAAATATTTTATTCCTTTAGTCTTATCAATAATATGAACAAGACTACCTTGTTGTAATGCGGATAACATAAACTTAACTAATTATTTGAACTCTATTATTATCTCTATCGTAGAAGCACAGATAAACAGATTGTCCAAGACTTGTTAATTCATTAATAGTTGCTATCTGACCATTAGCCTGATAAACATCTATTGCGCTTCCACCAACTCCCTGTGTATCAAATTGTACTGTATTAGTACTTGTAATTCCACTAGTATCTTGATCAATTCTTATTACAAAGAAACCATAAAAACGATTAGTTTGACGATAAGGATGATTATTAAAACTGAGTGTTGTAACAGTACCAACTGTATTTACAGCAACTGTTTGAATAGCAGGAATACTACCTTGATTAACAAATTTAAGCCATTGTGTCATAATATGTCCTCCTATTTAAGACCAAATAGAACCAGGTTGATTAAAACCAAAAAGATTAGGAATAAAAGAATTATAAGCTACACAATTAGGAACTAATATTCCAGGAGGATTTGGAACAGTAGTTGTTTCAGGAAGTTTGCACTTAATTGAATCAACTTCACGAGTAACATTTGCTATAGCAGAAACGAGAGGATTTGTAGCAGTAGCAATTTGTTGTCCGATAAGAGCAGTTTGATGTTCATTAGACAACTGATTCATAAGAGCTGTAGTTTTATCTCTTTCTGCATCAAGTTTATCTTGAAGAGCACGTGTAGAAAGTTCTCCAAACTGAGTAGTAATTTGAGTACTAAGATTTTTAATCTCATTTGTAATATCACAAGTCTGGCGTTGAGTTTCATAATTAACACTTGAAAAACCTTTTTCTTGACTTGTAGCAATATTATTAATAGCTTGCTGAAGTTGATTAGTCTGATTTATAGTTTGAAGCTGATTGTCATAATTACCACGAGTAATAGATTCACGAATATCACAGCAGCAAGAAGCAAGTTGATGAATAATATCCTTATTACCCAAACTCATAGCATATTTAACATCTGCTATATTACTATTAACACCACAAATTGCTTGCTGAACACCATTAATAGCACCGATAATAGCGTCCTTACTACAACCGAACATACTAGCTAATTTATCAATAGAAGCACCGTTACGGTTAATAGCTGCATCAAGAAGCTGACGACCATCATTGTTATTAATCATATTACCGAGATAACCAAAACCATTACAATTACCACTATTGCCATAACCATTATCATCATTGCCCCAAAAACCGCCACGACGAAGCAAAGGGAATAAGAAGAACAAGAAGATAACCCACATCCAGTTACCATTACCTCCCATACCACCATTATTAAGTGCTAAAAGAAGAGCAGGATCGATAGAAGAATTTCCGTTTTGATTACCATCAGGAAACATAAAAACTTTAGAATCTGCCATAATTGTTAGAAAATTAAATAGATTAAACTTACATTGTAATTTAGATTGTAGCTACATTATCTTTATTACAACGCAAAGATACACCAATTATAGCAATAGGATAAATATGTGTCAAAATAAAATTAACGCTCTAACTTTTAATAAATTAGAGCGTTAATTTTTATAGCAAAAATAACAGTATTTACTTATTATTTTTTATATAATCATCAAGTTCATCTTGATACCAATATTCTTTACCACCAGATTCTTTATTAGGTTTAGGAACTCGACCATCAAATATCATTCTATTAAGTGTAGAACGAGAACAATTAAGATGTTTACAAGTTTGTTCAATATTTAATTTAACATGAATAAGTTTATTACTTAAATCTAAAAGTTCTTCTTCATCTAAGCCACAAGTATCATTTTCAATTCTATTATAAGTATCTTTAAGAATCTTAAGAATTAATTTCTTTGTTATAGGATTCATAATAACATTATTTGAAAAATTTTAAATATAATATAATAAACATAATTATTATACTTATAATAATATATAAAAACATTAATTGTATATTAGTTATAGGAATGCCAATGTAATAATCGTATATATTAATAATATCTATTATAACACAATAATGTAGAAACATTCTATGATATTCACAAAGTTTAATTAAATAACTTATAAAATATAAATAAACTATAGTTAAAATAGATATACCAGATATATAACCAAGTATTACATTATTCCAATTAAAATAACCAAATATACAATTAAGTAAATGACAAAGTGCTAGTATCATAGGAAGCACCTTTGATACTAGCACGAAGAGTTTCATTTGATTCTTATTTACTGACTTTTCTACCATTTTGATAAGGTTTTCGTCCACCCATATAACCAGCTCCTGCTACAAGAGGCTTAGCTCTATGAGAAGTATCTTTACCTTTAGTCGTAGCAAGACTTTTACGAGTTTTAAACATATCTTCCATCATTAGAATTATTTGCAAATATAAATATTAGAATCATTATTATCAAAAGATAAATAATATTTTAACATTATTTAAGTCCATCAGTATTATTTGATATAAAATTAATAACTACGTTAATTGCAAATTCTTTAAAATCAGTATTAGGACTATCTCTTGATGCAATATAAGCTAAAAATTTGTTTTAGCATTATATTATTTTCTATAAGAAGTTTATATTCTTCTAGAGTCATAATTATAATTTTATTTAACTATACTACAAATAACTGCAACGTTTGTTCCTATGATAGAATATGGAATAACATTGGAAATATTTCCTATAAAGCACAGTATCAAAGTTACTGATAATGCTATTGTTGCTCCTGCAAAGAAATGTGTTATCTTATCCATGCCTATATTCTCAATCAGTTTTGGGATAGTCTTACTAATTCTTATTATATTTTATTTAGCATTGTTCAAAAACTTACCGAATTATTCTACTAATTCCTAATTCCCATGTGACCAAGATACACCATCGAAACTTTCTTCAATAGCTCCATTTTGGTCTTTAACAACTATAAATGTAGACTCGGATTTAAATTCTACATCCAATTCCTTTGTAAATGTTCCGACAGAATATGATAACCCTTTATAGTTAAGAGCAGGTTTATTCAATGAAATATGAAGGTTACCAGACAATCTTCCATTTCTATACATTTCCTCAAGCATATCTTCAAGAGACATATATATAAAGGTTCTGCAACTTTCAATTTTTAGGTCTGTCAATTTTACAAGATTTCCTATATCTTTGAAACTTCCATATAAATATGTATCAAACACACCTAATAATCTATTACTGATATTAAGGGATTCAAGATTAGTTAATCCACTAATTTCCTTAATGGTGTACTCATTGTGACCCTCAAAAGCAGGAATTATTCCAAGAGTCTTTATTGTCTTGTTATTTTTAATTTCGGATAAATCAAGATTGTAACCTGCAACAGCCTCAAGACTTGTTAATTCTTTGAAATATGACTGATTCAAATAATGTACTTTGTGCATATACTCATTATACTTGAATAAGTCTTTAATAGAACTTGTCAAATCTTCAACATCTATTTTTAAGTCTGCTGATATTAAAGCTGTTTGTCCTGTAGGGACATTTTCTATTGCTACAATATTATTGTTATTGCCAATTTCTACAATCTCATTTATCGTAGGTTCAAATAATACTTTTGTAAGACCTTGGACGTTGGTAGTTTCAGATGATGTTCTCACAAATGAGTTATTAGCATTTATATAAATGCCATTTCTCGCACCCGAGCCGCTACCTACAGCAGTCATTCTTACCGAACCATAAATAAGTGAAGAAGCAGACGCTTCTTCTTTTAATTTTAAATTTAAGCAACTACTCATATCTTTATAAATTTAAATTCAACAATCTATTTCCATAGGCTTTAACAAGTGGTAATGTGGTGTCCAGTATGTATCGGGCATCTGATGCAGTTGCTCCATCACCCCATACATTCATTTTGCACCCTACAACATTTTTGCAAATAAGTCCACCTGCCATTTTATATGGATTGTAGTTTGCAATGACATCAAGAGTAGTTTTTGGTCCTCCCTCTGCATAAGTCCAATACAACTCTTGTTTAGAGTTAATCATTTTATATCCGTTATCTTCAATGATTTTTGGACCAATAGGATTTCCACCCATACCATTACCGTTTTCCCAATAGTCAATAATTATATTATCGCTCAGTCTTGGATAATTGACACCATTTACACATACAGGGTCATTCCAAATCAAAGAGGTCATGTTATATTTCTTTAGCATAAATGACAACTTGTTGATTAAATACATATAATCATACTCTCCTCTATCATGAAGATATTTATAACCTTCAGGATATGGTCTATTATTGGATGGTACTATGCCAAATTCATCTCCATCAAGATGGAAATATCTACATCCTATAGAAGATGCAAAACTTGCATATTTTTCGACATAGGCAAGAGCCACATTGATTGCATCTTTATTAGAAAAATTGAGGTCATATCTACTGTTTCCATATCTTAACTCTGGAAACAAATCAAGTAATCTATTCGCATGAGTCAACACCCTTATACTATCACACAGAATTTCAACTCCTCTATCTCTTGCGTAATTCACAAGTTCTTCAAACTGATTCTGAGTTATCGGTGTATCCATTTCTATATTAGAAAAATCATAAACTCTTCCATTCGCATTGAATGTCATATCATCAAGGATAACATTATGCAAAGGAAATTGAAAGACATTTAAATTAACAGAACTCATTGTGTCTATAATTTCCTTTATCATATTTATGGTCATACCAGGAATGTAATAGTTTACCATTTTAATAAACTTAGAATTAATACCTTGTTTATCAATAGTTTCTTTAACTACATCCTCAATACTATGTTTCGTGTAACTATCAAACTTCGGTATAACAACCTCTCCTTTATTAGAAATTGCAAACAGTGTTTTACTTTTAGCATCTTTAATATGATAAATAAGATTGGCATCAGTTTCGTAATTACCGCTTACATCTTTAAGTACCACTGTATCTTTTTCTACAGAGTCAAGTCTTGTTGGAACATTTTCTTTATCACGATAAATACACCATTTACCTACCAATCCATATATACTTACTATATCATATTTTGCAACATAGGGTAATTTGTCTGGTGTGATTGTAATAGTTTGGCTTTGTGTATCTCTAACAAAGAGGTTGTCAAATGTTCCTCCATTAAATGTAATATTTGTAATTATTCCAGCAGGAATAGGAGAGTCAAGAGTTTTCCAATTATTAGTTGGCAATACTTCTTCAAGTTTTTTGATATATACGGCACCTTCAATGCCAAACATATCATCCTCTAACTTGACAATATCTTCCTTCATCTCCTTGACTATAGAATTGCTCTTGTTAATAGTTACTTTATTAATACTTACAGATTCAACCTGCCTATTACAATGTATCAGATATCCATCATGTGCAATAACAATAGAATTGCTGTATTCATTCATAGCATTAGTTCCAACTTCCAGAACAGTGGTCTTAACAAGTGCAGCGGGTACTTCTTGACTAAAAGCAAGCACTGCAAATGAAACTGACAAAGATTCACGAATATTGTATATTATCTTGTCACCAGCTTTTACAGGATAATAATCCAATTTATATGATGCGTTTGAAGCCTGACCAATTACTCCAGTATTTTTGAAAATAAGCATTTGCTCCAAAGTTCCATCTTTAACTAAAGGTTGTTCTAAATATTCATAAATTTCCTCTTCAACCTCACCTAAATCTCGACGCAACTCGGTAATCTTAGTATTTGTATCTGATTCTAACTCGGTAATTTTTTCGCCAACTACATCAGAAGGAGCAATCTTTCCGCTTACAGAAAGGGTATCATCAAATGCGCTTGTAGCAATTTTCTCTGATGTTACTGCACCATCTTTAATTCTATTTGTATCAATTATTGTAGTATTACATTTATTAAATTCTTTAGCTAAACCATCAGAATTAACTATATGAGTTGTATTACCTTCAGTAGGTTCTGTATCAATAGGTACAGCCCCTATTTCTATTACTTTAGAATTAAGTAATTCTTTAAGAACTTTACCTTGTTTAGCAGAAAGAGGTTTATTGGGATTATCAGAATTTAATGTATCTTGAATATCATTAAGTTCTGATTGAAACATACCTTTATTTTCATCAAATATTGCATTAGAAGTTGCTAATTTACCATCAGCTCTACCAGCTTCAAGTATAATTGGAATTTTAGCCATAATATATTAACTTTAAGATATTGTAAATATAAATGTATCAGTAGAACTAGGAGCATTTAATCTATAACAATGATAAGTAGTTCCTTTATATTCTGCTGTTGTATAAATAAAATCATTAATAATACTGATTCCACTAGTAACTACATTATTAACTTTATAAGGACTAACAATCCAATAATAATTAGAAGTACTAGTATTACTTTTAGTATCAGTAATTATACCAAGAGAAGAACGTAATTCTAGTTTAGTAAGAGAATCTGGTAAACTTTCTGTAAATTCTGTAGCAGCATTAAATCCAGTAAATATAGGATAAACATAAGTAATACTTTTAGTAATAGATGTTACACGACCTTCTGCTGTAATTTCTATATTAAAGTTTTTACTATCAGAAACAGTTTCTTTATAAGAAGTTTGTTCAGTTACATCTTGTTCATTGACAAATACACTAGCTGGATTCACAATTTCACCTTCAACTTTAGCACTCCAAGTAATAGTAATTTCTGTACTAGTACCTTTTTCTTGAAGAGCAGTAGGCGTAATATTAACTATAACTTCAAGAGGAAATACTTTACGCATCAGTTTCGTAATATCATTAGCTAAATCTCCAGGAACACCTGTAGCAGCTTTAATTGTTTCACGTAAAGTAGCAGAAAGTTTTTCTATTTCAATAGTGCTATCAGCAATTTTACGATTAGTTACATTTTTATCAACAATCTTAGATTCACTAACACTATTAATAGCCAATTTTTCTTTTGTTACATTTTCATCAATTAAACTTCGAGTAGCAATAGAATTATTTGCTAATTTTTCTTGAGTAATACTTTCTTTACTTATGCTTCTTGTTGTAACAGCGTCATTTGCTAATTTAGTATCTGTTACATTTTCATTTACTATAGTGCGAGTTGTAACAGAATTATCTGCTAATTTAATAGCAGTTACCGCATAATCAGCAAGAATAGCAGTAACAACTGACTTCTTAGCAAAATGTTCAGTAAGAATATTTTCTTGAGCAATTTTATTGCTTGTTACATTTCTATCTTTAATAGTACGTTCAATTACTGCATCATCATTAATTTCTTCTTCAGAAATAGCTTTAAGTGCAATCTTAATACGTTCTATATTTCTATCAAGAATATGACGAGTAATAATAGAATTGTCTTCAAGCGCATTACCTGAAGCATAATCACGCTTAAATTTAAGATAATCAAAAGTAATTGATTCAAGAACACCACTAAAAGGAATCCAATATTCACGATTAGTAAGTTCTATTCCAATAGGTACAGGCTTGCGACTTATATAAGTTTTAAAAGCTCCTTGTTCTTCTACTATAGTAAGTTTATTATATTCTTTTTCAGAATTATGATAATCTTTTTCTACAGTAACAGAAACTTTACCTAATTTTTCTATAACTGATTCCATATTATTATATTGTTGTAAATATTAAATTAACATTAGCAATTTTTATTTCTTCATTATATACAACTACTACTTTAAAATTATGTACTTTAATATCAGCTTCAGTTAAAATAACATCATGCCAATTCGATATTTCAGTATCGTCAAAATAGTAATCTTTACTAACTATATTAGGATCAAGAGATTTTCCATTATATCGAATTATAAGATCACCACAAGGAGAATAAGTATCATCTTCATTTTTCTCATAAGAAGGTATAAATTCAACTACAAGTCCAACTTCTTGTGTAGGAGGTTCTGGTTCATCACCATCTGGAGATTCATCTTCAGGACCTAAATGAAAATGTTCATCAAAACCATTATTAAACTTATGCTCATAAAGCATTCCGTCATCAGGATTAATTTCAAACTTAGGTCGTTCACCACAACTAACAAATGCTTTAATTTCTCCATTTTCGTCAATAGGAAAAACAAAACTTGTAGAATTATCAAGACCTTTATAAATCTGATTTATTTTAGCTTTAATATACTTAATAAGAGTTTTAGCTAATTTGTCTTTACCAAGTTTTCTTGCAGCAACAGCAGAATTAAACATATTAAAACATTCAATTACGTTGTTGTTTTTATCAGTACAACTAGCTTTACAATCTTTCAACATTTCTTCACCGTAATCTGCCATCATTGCAAGAATACGATGATAAACACAAATATATTCAGCAGGAACTGTAACATAAATATATTCTGGTTCTACTTTTATTAGTTCACTCATAACGTAGAAAGTTTATTATAAAGAAGTTCTATTTTATGTTGTTGTTTTTCACTAAACACATTGATATTTTCAAAAGCATTAAGAATAATGCTTGCCCAATCAAGCTTAATATACTTAGCTCGATTTACAACATAGCCTTGAGAGGCTAGAACTACAGCAGTATTAACAATACTGAGTTCTTTGCTCTCAAGGTCAGTTATGATAGTTTTACGAAGTTCATCATTATACATAAGAACATCTTATTAATGATTAAAAACCTTATTGTTTATATATATGGAATATTCTTCAGTATCTATCGAAAGTTTATTATTTATTTGTCTGATTCTATCTGTAGCATCTTGACCGTTATAAATAATCTGAAGAACCTCCTCAGTCACAGCGTCAATCCACTCTTCTTTTAATTTTGTAGCAACATTAACTTTATCGTGTTCGTATGCTGAAAAAATTGAATAAACTTTATAATATTCAGTACTAACAGTTCTATAAATAGATTGTTTAACTGATTCTCTATTAGCTTCAATATTATTATGAACTATTATATCTATAGCTATAGTAATTATCTCAGACTTAAAAGAGTTAAAGCTAGCAGCAATAATATTAGTTATTCTATTAGCTTCTTTTATTTCAGCATCTTGAAAAGTTTTATCTAAAACTTGATTAAGTTTAACTACATTCTCACTAACTTGTTTTATAGCAGAAGCCATTTCAAGCATTGGCTTATTTCTGTTTTTAGCTTTATACAGTTCTATCACTTTGTTAATAAGAGTATAAAGAATAAATACTCCACAAGAAATAATAACTGTAGTATAAGATGAGTCCTTAACAGCAGTGTTGATAATTTCATTAACTGTCTGTAAGTCGTTCATATCTTAAAACAAAATGAGTTCAAGCAGCACGCCCGTAGAAGAGCGTGTCACTTGAACCTGTAGTTTATTTAAGATTAATCACCGTCCTCTACTGAAGGAGCAGGAGTAGTGCCTACACCAAGAATAGTATCAAGATTACCAATAAGGGTTGTTGCACTTGATGGCACGGCAATATGAACTATTTGATATATTTGCTCATCACGTTGTTTGGCTGCAGAACGACCTACTTTGAAACGAAGAGTATACAAAGTGTAAGTGGTATCAGCTACAGCCTCAGGATAACCAGGATACATCTCATGAGCATCTTCAGCAGTGTAATTGAAACCTTTACCAGCAGCACAACGAGAAGCCAAATCCTCAACATAAGCCTTATCAAGAATAGCAGCAATACCATTAGTTACAGCTGTTGGCTTTATACCAGTAAGTTCATCAGCACAAACAATTTCAAAGTCAACACCAGGCTGAGCAGCAGTAAGAGTAATAACTCCACCTTCATTAGAAGCAGTCATACCAGAAGTTTCTTTACTAGCATTAATCTGCTTAACCAAATCAGCAGCTACATCTGCTACAGTAGTAGACTTTGCAAGAGAAGTTGCAGTCCAAGTATTACGTTCATGGAAAACTACACCTTTCTTTACAATCATAATTGTATATTCCTTACCAACAGCTACTGAACTAATAGTTACCTTAGCAGTAAAAGTAGCAGCAGCCTGACTAGTAGCTTTCTGAAGAGTCAGAGAACTAAAGTCAACTTCAGGAATAACAAAAGCATTAGCCTTGGTTCCATAACCGAGAGCGATAGCAAAGTTCTTAGTAGCAGCAGTACTAAGCCAAGCAGTATCGTCATCGAGATGATAGAAACCAATAGCACCCTTAGCCATAGAACTAAGATCTTTAGGAGTTGCAGCACCACCATTAAGAGTTGTGTTGCTTACAATCAAAAGTTGTTTCATATCTATTTATATTATAAGTTTATTGTTGTTGATTACCCTCATTTCTGTAATTATTTCGGGTATTCTCTCTTTGTTGGTTTTGTTCAGCTTGCTGACTAGCACTCAGAGTACCAGAAATAGCAATACGATACAAATCAACAGCATGTTTAAGAATGTCAACATGCATATACTCTGGAAGATTACAATCAATATCTATTCCACCCAAATCAGACGCATATTTAACTACAGCAGGCTTTGCAATATAACTAACACGAAGTCTATAAGGATTAAGATTTGTAGGAAGCCGTGAATTTTCTAGATTATCTATATAAATATCGAGTTGGTCATTATAAATAACTGCAACTGGAGTGCGAAGACGAGGACGAAGAATAAAGTCATTAAGAGTATCTGCAAGATATGCATCATCTATAAGACGTACAGGAAAGTAATTTGTAACAATAGTAGGAGAACCAGAAGAATCACTAAGATTACTATAATTAATAGATAAATCTACTAAATATAAATAATCAAATTTACCAGTATTTCCAGAACCACCATGATCAAAGTTCTTTATATCAGCATACATCCTAAATATATGAGTTTCTTCGCCTTTGACAAAAGGAGCTCTAACAGATGAACCACTACCAGTTATAGGAAGAGCCTGTACAATCTTAACTTTGTAAAGACTTCTAAGAGCGTTGATTTGACCTATTTTACTATTATCAGTAATTATTCTATCATTAGTAACACCAATGTTCTGAGTAATTATTTGATTAACAGTATCTGTAATGCTTGAATTGATAAGCAAATCGATCTGCTCAGGAAGAATAGCACGAACATTCTGCATACCCATTTGTTGAGCATACTGACGAAACCAAACATGCATTTCAGCTATAGTCATATCTTTAACAATTAAAAGAGTTTCAGTTTATTTTCGTAAACAGCCTTAATATCTTTATTGTTAGGATTGTTAAAATAAGCTACTGCTTCATTCATATTGCTACCAATAAAAATACCATCAGCTGTAGAAATCTGTTGATTAAACTCAGCTCGTACAAGTTCACCACGTACAATCAAAGTTTCAATAAATGCCTTAGTAACTACATTCTTATCACCAAAAAGTTTATTAAACTTCTCAGGAGCATTATTAACATAGTCCATAAGCATAGTAGTCTTTTCATTATTATCTTTAAGCAAAGCTTCAGAAACACTTTCATTACGAGAAGCAATCATAGCTATAAATACAGCATTAAACTTGCTAGGACTAGCATTAAGTTCAATAAAGTTACGCATAGCTTTCATCTTCTCTTCTGTCAGCTTCTTCTGCTTTTCTGCTTCCTTAGCTTCATCCTTAATATAGAAACGAAGATTAGGATCGGAATTAATAAGAGCAATATCTTTTGCTACATCACGATAAAGAAGACAATGACGATACATAAGATATTCTTCAAGATTCTGAGGATGTCCATATTGATATTTAAGACTCTCCAAAGTATCAAGAGCTTCAACACGACGTTTAACAGCTTCCTTAATTGCAGAAGTGTTAGCACGGTCTACACGAGAATACTCTTCATCAATTTCATCTTCTTTAGCTTTAAACTCAAGATAATCACTTTTCCTATTCCAAATAAAGGTAGTATTAAGACTTTTATCTTCTTCGTTAATTACAAACTGAATATTACTGAGCCAAGCTTTAACACGAGTAATAAAATCAGGATTATTAGGAGAAAGACCAATAAGTGCAGGAAAATAAGCTTCAACTTCACCCTTATGAGATGCAAGAACTCGACAAGATGAAACAGAACTACCAATAGTTTCCTTACGCTGTCCAAGAACTTTCATATTTACCTTACGATAATTAGAATAGTTATGAACAAGACTAATGGTAACAGTACGCTTGTCTATATATTCTTTATCAAGACTTTCATCATGAGGTGCCGCAGTTATTTGCTTCTCCTCAGGAACATTCTCAGAACCACCCTGATTTGTAGGTATATTAAGATTCATTGTTCTATAATTTTAATTATTATTACTAATTAGAGTACACACTTCAACTGGAACATCTTAGTTGCGTTATTAACCTGAAGACCATAGCTATTCTTAACTTCATAACGAGACATATCAATCTCAGTAGAAATAGCATTGGTAGGAACTGCACCCCAAGAAGCAGGAATATCAGTAAGACCTTTCAGAACACCAGCCTTATAAATCTGACCCTTCTGACGAACCTTACGAACATTACGAACACCTTGATAAGTTGAAAGGTCAATAAGGAATGCCTGGTGAGAAGTAATAGGAAGACCTGAACGAGGATGAACCATACCATTAGCCTTAGCATTCTCTGCAACAGTACCATTATCAAGGAAAGGCAGATGTTTAAGAGTAATAATATGACCATCTACAGTCTTATAACGACGGAAGTACTTACCATAAGAAAGACCACCTTCAAAGTCCTCAATCATCTTATCACCAAGAGGAGTAGCAAAACCTTCTGCACGAGCATCATTACGAATAGCCATATCGAAATCCTGTGAAAAGCCCTTACCACAAGCAAGAACTACTTCCATAGCACCAGTATCAGTATCTTTGTCGAGAACATCACCAATAGTGCGCTCAATTTTATTCAGAGTAAGAACTTCACCATAAGTGTCATAGTTAGACTCACGACAAATCTGCTGCATACCAGCAGTATGAGGAATAGGCTGACCATTATCAGGGTCAATAAGATGAATTTCACCATTAACGTCACGGTTATATTCAGCAAGCCAAAGACGCTCTTCATCCATAATACGACACTGAATATCATGTTGACGCATTTCCTCATTAATCCAAAGATTAGTAGTACCACCACTCTTAGTTTTGAACTCATAAGTTACAACAACATTAGAAATGTTACCAGCAATTTCCTTAGAATAACGGTGGAACTCAAGCTGACTTTGCATCTTACCAGGACCCATTACATTAGAACGATTACCCTTAGAGTAACTTTCACTAATTGTAGGAGCAGTCATAGACCAATACTTACCAGGCTTAAGATTCTCAGGATCAACATAAGCATTAGGATTAGGATTAGTCAGCTTAAGACGATAAAGATAACCACCATGAGGACCTTCACCAAGGTCTTTCATAATACGAACCTGAGTAACGCCATCAGGAGCAATAAGACCATACTGTTCAATAAGCCAGTGAGTCTTAAACTCAACCTCAAACATAGCACCACCCTTACCAGGAGTTGTATTAGCATTGTTAAAATAAAGCACAAAGTCATTAAACTTCATACGTCCCATAGTCTTCCAAGTCCACTGAACTGTAGCAATATCAACTACACCAGCATTACCTTGACCTTCAGTTAAAAATGTCAGAGGGAAACGGTCATCGTCCATACCATAAGTATAAGTAAGAACATTGTTAATCTCCTCTGGCTTAGCGAGCATAAGATGAGCAATGGTCTCTTCATTAGAGTAACCACGGTCATCATAATTGCCACGAGATACTTCTCTAAGTTTGTACATAATACTTTAATATAAAATTAAATAATTAAAAGGATTTAAAGAACAATATCGTTCATATCTACTTTACCACCTTGCTTCTTAATAACCTTTACTGTTTTTGTAGAACGTTGTTCTTTAGATTTAACACGAAGTTGACGAACTTTATCTTCATTTACAGCCATAGCAATCAAATCTTTATAAGTTCCACCAGTAAACATTAACCAAGCATCAAGTAATTCACGATTGAGATATTCGTCATCAGTAAGTTTATTTAAATCCCTTTGATAACCTGTAACTTTATTACCATCAGTATCAGTTTCTGTTGCTTTAGAGAGATAATTATAGAAATCATTAGGTGTTATAATCACCTTTTGTCCATTTACTTCCTTAGTAAAACTTTCAGGAAGTTTGTATCCAGCAATAATTCTACTATTGATAACATTGTTAACTTTATTCCAATAATCACTTACAGCTTTTGCTTCTGTATCACGTTGAGCTTGAGCACGAGCCTCAATATCCCTACGAACAGCAACATCTTTTTCAACAAGTGCCTGAAGTTGAACTTTAGCCTCATCATAAAGACCACCACTATCCTTAAGATATTTAATATAATTTTCATTAAGACTCTTATTACCAAACTCTTTTGCAGCCATACGAATAACTGCTTTAAGTTGATCCTCATTCTCTTTATCAAGTTGAATACCACTACGATCAGGAATTTCACCAAAACCTTTAGCAGTACCGGTCAACTGAACATAATCAGTAAACTGTTTAAGAAGAGGATTATCAGCATACAGTTTATTAACTGCTGCTTGCTGAAGGTCTTTAGACTTTAAATCAATAACAGCATCAACATAAGCCTTGACTCCTGCTGCATCATCAGTAAATTCTATATTTTTTCCTTCAGCATCTGTAACGATAATACCGAGAGCTTCTTGAATTGAAGCAAGAGAGATTGTATCAGAACCTTCTCCGTTACCCTCAACTTCAACAGACTTCAACCAATCAGCTACATCTTTAGCTTCTTTAAAGACATTACCTTTATCATCAACAAGATTACCAGAAGCATCTACAGTGTAAGTAGTACCATCGAATTCAATAGTATCACCTTCTGAAAGCTCCCCCGTAGAAGAGCTACCATCGTTCTCTCCTCCGTTATTACCTTCACTACCTTGATTACCTCCTTGGTCACCATTACCTCCATCACCGCCATGATTACCATCTTGACCTGTAATATCAGCATTGCTACCACCATTGAGATTAGTAACATCTTCCTGACCGCCATTACCTTGACCGCCATTACCTTCGTTACCATTACCAGTGCCAGAACCAGTTCCGTTTCCACTAGTACCTTCGAAATCAATATCAGCTACAGCCATAATTTTACTTTTAGATTAATATTTGTTATTTGCTTAACTTTAGATGATGCAAAGATACTACTTTTATCTATATGTACCAAACAAATCTCAATCTTTTTAACATCATTAATATCTTAAATAGTATTAACAAAATTATATAGAAAATTAATACTGCTAACAATAATTGCACTCTAAATACCAGTAATATGGCTCTTATGTGCGTATATAAATAAGGTATAAAAATACCCTGAATTTGCCACTTTTTGCTTTGTCTGTTACATTATCTTTTAGTCTGCTTATAAGTTATCCACCCTTAATCAGAAGTACGCTCAAATAAACCAAAATAATTTTAAATAAAATAAGAGTCCTCCTCGATAATGATTAACATTATGAGGAGGACAAAGAGTAGTTTGGGAATGTACTACTTATTTATCATATCTATTTTTATTCATCTTAGCAATCTTTTCTTTAGAAACCATATCTTCTCTTTTAACTTGTCTATCAGCAGCTTTATTATATAAATCAGCTTGCATTTGTTGGCGAGTAAGTTGAAGTTTTTGTTGCTCTATTTGATTTTTATTTGCTTCAGCTATTTGTTGAAGTCGAGTCTTAGCTCCATCATCTTGCGAAGCTGTACCCATTAAAGACATATCAACATCAACATACTTAAGTTGCATTTCGTAATAATACTTAAGTTCTTCTGTTTTTCTATCTTCTTCACCTTTAGCTTGAATTTCAGCAATCTTGTTTTGTAACTCCTCTTGTTTCAACATCTGATCCATTTGTTGCATCTGTTCTTCGTGTTGACGTTTAATCTCCATAAACTTCTCCACTGTTGCTTTAATTTGTGTCACATTGTCTCCAGATATAGCAGCAAGTGCCATATCAAGGTCGCCATTTTGTGCAGCACTAAATGCCCATTGACGAAGTTGTTGAAGTTTATCAAGTTCTTTTTGGTCATTACGAACAGTAGTAGAATAATCAGATGCTACAAAACTATTTACATCAAGACTAATAAATCTACGTTGTCCAAGAGCATCCCAATACGAAGTATCAAGACCATCTATATAAGCAAGTTTGCAATAATCAAGATCACGATTATAATCATGCTTACGGAACTCATCAAACATTTGAACAAGAATAACCATACCCATAGAAGAACGAGTAATTGCTTCTTGTGTAGTAGCAGCTCCAGCAGATTGAGCGATATCACCATAACGTTGCATATTCATATCTACCATTTCACGAGCTTCAAGTTTAGTAGCTTCCATAAGGTCTGTAATCTGACGAATATAATCTCCCATGCTAGCATTAAGCATACGAATTTGTTGCATCTTAACACCGTTAGAATCTTCATCATCATCTACAAGCAATACTCCATCTGCTGCCATTTTATACAATTTATCTTCTGTATTAGAAGCAATAAGAGATTCAGGTAACAAGAGAATAAGCATCTTATTTTTTGCTATAACCATTTCTCTATGATAAGCGAATATGTTTCGCATTATCTGATAAGGAGTAATAAGTTTAATTATACTAAACTTACCCATATAAGGTAGAATTTCCATAATACCATTATAAGGAAGTTTACCACCTCGATTAAATGCTATAGGTCTAGCTTTAATTGGATAAATAGAAGCATAACGATGACCTATACGATAACCTTCATAAACTTGAGGTTCATAAGCCCACTCAATGCTAATATCTCCAGCTTCTTTATTTAATTTATAATCTTCGTCTACAATACGAGTAGTTTGCATTCCTATTTCATTAATATAAGTAAGAATACCTTGTTTAACTTCACCCCGCCAAACAACATGCCAAACTTCATAAAGATTACTATTAACTTCAGAAACTCTAACAGGATCTTTCTTAAATAGTTCACGTTCTTCTTTTCCAAACTTTCCACAAACATCTGGATAACTTTCAAACATTTGACTATAAGATAACATTGTTACAGGACCTGTAGTATTATCTTTAGCATAATATGTTTCAAGGAATTTTCTGTCTTTATCAGTAAGATTATCATCAAACATATCCATAATTTGTTGATATGAAAGAAGCATCTTACGAGCAAACATATCATAATCCTCTACAAAGAATTTATCATTAGGAACAGGATAAGCTTCAAGTACAGGAACATTTTCTTTAATGAATTTATTTCCTCGAACATCTGCATAGCTATAGCATTCACCAAGTGCAGAATAATTAAAGAAAGCAGATAGATAAATTAAATTATCTTCTGTTATAGCACGAATATAATCAAGAACATCTTGTGCTTGTTTACTTTCGTCATCTATATATTTTTCATTAAATTCTCTAACAAATTGTTCTGGATCAGGCATTGCTTCTTGTGGGTCAATAGTACTAGGATCTTGACCTTGTTGTTGAGCTTTCTGAACCATAGCTTTATATTGTTTTTCAAACTCTGCTTGAAATGCTTGTTGAGCTAACTTACCAATCTCTTCTTTAAGTTTAGCATTTTTATTAAGAACTATTTCTGGATTATTAGCACCAACAATAAACTCGTGTACTCCTTTAAAATATTCTGAAACATAACGACGAATAATATCGTTCATTATATCAAGATTACGCATAGTAGCAGGAAAACGAGTATACTTTTCATTTGTACTATTATAAGGATTAAGAGTCTTCTTATAATAATCATCAGGAATCATACCACGTTGAATACTCAACATAGTTTCATCTTTACTTCTGTCATTACAAGCAAGACCAGCATTAATCACATAGTCAATACAATTAGCATACCATTCAGGTTTTTGTTTGGTAGCACCATCAACTCTTTGTTGAGGAAAATAAGCTTGATAATTTGGTAGCATAATATTATCATTTTAATTTAAGTGTATGTCTAGCGTTATTTGTACAAGAAATAGCATTAGAAATTATTTGATTTTGTCTAATTGTATTTTTAGCAGATTGTATAGCATCATTAGCTGATACACCAAAACCTCTAGTTGCCATTTCTTCTATAAGTTTTTTATTAAAGTAATCTCCTTGTATTGGTCTTATACCTCTTTTTGATAAATAATCAACTGCTTGTGTAAAAGCTTGATCTCTAGCTTTATTGTATCTAATTTTAGATTTAAATGCCTTTTGTGCTTGAACTCTTCCAGCACCAGTTCCAACTCTTCTATAAGTAGAATGTGCTTTTCTTTCTGCAGCACTATATGTTTTAGCTGAAGCAACACTAGCTGTTTTGGCTTTATTTAAATATTTTAATGCTTTTACTGGAAGATAATCTAATGCTAGTTCTGCTCCATTCCATAAAACTGATTTTCCATTTTCGTCCCAACCATCATTTATACCTCTATAAATATCTCTACCGAATTGATATCCGTCTATAATCGTATTAGGAATATTAGTGAGTCCTGCTATAATGGCTCCTGGTATAGCACCTATTCCTGTAGCTGCTGTTCCTAACCCTACAACATCTCCTGCAAGACCTAATGCAGAAGTATAAGGTTCAACTTTATCAGACCAATCATCATTATAACCTTTCTGAGTTTTAATAGATTTTTTAGCCATATTAAAATCAATTTTTATTTAATATTTTCCACTTAATGTTTTTCTTTTACGTTTACCTGTTATTATAACTTCAGGAAGAGCATAATCTTGATAACTAGATTCAAATATAATAGGTTTTCCATTTATATCTATCATTGGTTTACCACTAATATCATTCAGTTGTTCTTCTTTAACATTAGTAAATCTTTTCAAACCTTTAGATTCATAAAAATCATCTACCATTTTTATTATGTCTTTTGTATCAGAACGTTTATATAAAGCGTTAATATCTCCTACTTCTGAAATACCTGATGTTACTACTACAGGAGAACCTAATTTATCAGATAAGTTAGCTTTAAATTTTCTAAATCCTGTATATTTAGAACTAGCACCATTACCTCCAGCACTATCTCCATAATCATTTAAATCCCAAGCTTTTTGATATATTTTTTTAGTATTAGGATTTATATAAATAGCTGTAGGATAAGAACCTGCATGAATTAAGTCAGCTTCTGGTTTACCATACCAATAATTATATACATTACCTATAGGTATAAGATTTTCTCTTTTTTCATCATCAGGAGCTCTTTGATATATTGGAATATTTCTATTATTTACAGCTTTTTTAACAAGACCATAATTTTTAGAAGTATCTTCAATATATCCATCTCTAAGAAATATTCTTTTCTGACTATCTCTATCCATAAAATATGTTCTTTGAGCAGTACCTCCATCATAACCTATATGTTTATAATCGGTACTAGGAATAGTAGATAATTGTCCTCTTCCTATATCCATTAAAAGAGTAGATACATTATGCTTTATTTTATCTAATAAAGACAATTTAATTTTTTTATTAGGTTTATTCATAACATTAAAACCAATTTCTATGTAAAATACGCTTTATAATTTGGTAGAATAATATATTATTTAATAAATTTAACTCCAGAATTAGGATAAGTATATCTATAAAATTTTGGCATTGAATCTAAATCTGAATTTTCCTTACCAATTTCTTCTAAACTATAATGTCTAATAGGATTAAGTTTATCATCTCCCGAACTAGACTTAACATAAAAAGATGTATAATGTTTTCTATTTTTTATATTAAGTAATTTTTTACTATTTTTATCAATATCATCTTTTGATACCAACACACCTGAATGCCAAGGAACATTATCACTAATATATTGCATTAAATCTCCAGGTTGTGCTTCGTTAAAACTTACTTCTTTATATCCATATTTTTCAGGATTATCATAAAGATTTTTATTTCTAGCAATAGTTTGTTTATTATTTGTAATCCATCCAGTAGCTGTATTTATACAATTATAAGGAAATCTAATATAACCATTAATTAATTGTTCAAACCAATTAGCTTTTTGCATATCATTTAACTTTTTTCTTTCATTATAAGTTAAATCTATAGCATTATTAAAATTAGTATTAGGTGTTGTAGCAGCTAAAGTTCTTCTAACAGCAGCTTTACGTTGTTGTTCTTGTGAAGGATATACTACAACTTCTCTAAAAGGTAAACGTCCTTTAATAGTTTTTATACTATTATTTGTATTTTTTGTAGACATAATTTAAAACCAATTTCTATGTAAAATATCTTTAGAATATTCATCACTATCTTTAAGTTTCTTTCTGTGAGCAAGAGCCTTAGTTGCTCTAATATCTTCAAGTTTCCACTGAAGTGCTCTTACAATCATAGAAGAAACACGGTCAAAGTTACCTAAAGCATTCCACTTTTTAAGTTCAAGAATATGTTGATAACAATATATAGTTTGATAAAGTTTAACATCTCTACCTAGTTCATCTTTACCTACTACAGAATACAACATTTCTTTTAGCAAACGAAGACCTTCAAGTTTCTTTGGACCATCACCCATATTAACACCATAGCTAGCAGCAGATGAAGCTTTAAGACTAGTATCCCAAATTTCAACAGGATCTTTCATAAGATACTTTAGTGCTTTCCATTTAGTAAAGTTACTAACAGTTTCACCTCGGTTAATCTCGACACCAGTTGTACCAATACAATTATAATATTTAGCAAGTCGTAAACAAACTAAATCAGCTTCTTCCAACTTTTCAGGACGTCCATAATAAGCAGCAACAAGAGCACTTTTGAAATTATTACAAGGATGAGGATTCATCCAAACTTCAATACTATTGTGAGAGTGCTTAAGAGTGATAGCTTTATTTTCTTTATTTACACCTACAGGGTCATAGCTAATAGAATATAAGCCAGGAGGAGTTCCAGTAACTACTTTACCATCTTTTTCAGTATACTGTATTTTCATAGGATTAAACCATTTACGAATACAACCATGAGGATGTTCATGTCCTTTACGAGGAACACCTTCAATCCAATCCCAATAATCTACATTATGCTTACCACCTTCTACTTCTATTCGTGCATTAGTTTTAAACTCTACAATACCATTCTTTTCAAACAACCAACCATCACTATAAAATTTAAAAGCATTATCTATTCTAAGTCTTTCTTCCCAAGCCATAAGTTCTTCACTACTAAAAAGATTTTCTGTAGCAGAACTAAATGACTCAGCAGGCATCATAGCATACTGACCAAGATAGTTAATATAATCAGCAAATGTTTTAGCTGTTTCTTTTTTCTTTTTTCTTTCTTCAAATGCAATACGAAGACCAACTTCTAGATTAGAATTACCATCTTCATCCATAGCATACTGGTCTCCTATTTGACCTTGAAGTCCCCAAGGATAAGCTTTAAAATAACCACAAATTTCATTACGACAATCTTTATCCCAAACATTTTCAAAAGGCATAAAATTGAAAGATTTTGGAGAATAAAAATTTTGTTCAAAAACTTGCATATTACCAGCTGTTGCTGTACCCCAAGCACAAAGAAAACCTGTAACATAAGAACCAGTTCGCATAGCAGGTTCAGTTACAGACATAAACTCATCAAAGTTTTCCATCTCTGACAACTCTTCAACATCTACTTCAACAGCATCCTTACCAATAGCACAGTTAGGATTATTCATAGCAGATACACTAAAAAGAGCAGAATTCCAAGCTTTTGGAGAAACAATACCATTAGGAAGTTTAAATCCTAATCTAAAGTTTTCTTTATCAGTAGATAGAATACCTTTAACAAAAGGAGTTTTAGTTTCAAAGAAACGAAGGTTGTTAATTGTAAAGTCTGTTAAACCACCAGTAGCAGTTAAGAACTTTTTATCAGCTGCAACATGAATTACAACTTTACGAGGAAGAAGATTAAGAGTATTAGAACTCTTTGAAGCCATAATGTAAGAGAATCCACCACGACGAGTTTTGTCTATAATAAGATGAAAACCGTTACGTCTAGCAAAATCAATTACTTGAAATGTCCAAAACTGAGCATCAATAAATTTACTAAAATCATAATATTTAGAACCAGTACTTGCTTTATCACTAGATTTAATTTTACTAGTATCAAGCTGTTCCATCATAGTATAATTTAGAAAATTATAATGATGTCCAGTAATATGACAATCAACTAGTTCACCATTCCTTAACCAACAAGGAGCAGTAAAACCATATCTTCTTCTATATTCTTCTCTTTTTCTTAATTGTCTATGAGGGATACTATCTTCTTTAAAGAATGTATACTTTTTATTTTTACGATAAAAATCTGCCATCTCAGTAAGTAAATGAGTATTAACAAATTTATCGCCAGCATTTATATTAAGAAGAAAACCTCCACTATCACCAATAAGAAATAAATCATAAGGATCATCATAGCCTGCATCTTTTGCATGCTTATAATGTGATTTATCCTCATTGATGTAGTTAAGAAAAGGATAAGTGCGAATAAGTTCTTCAACTGTATTATTATCTGCCATAACAGTTTATTTTATTAACATAAGAATTGTAGTAATAATACTAACTATTCCAATACCAAATCCAGTATTACGTTGTTTCTTATATTTCTTATTTGACTTATTTAATGTTTTAACTTCAGAAGTTAATCTAAGATTGTCAATAGTAAGAGTATCAATAATAAGACTATCATTCCGAATAATTGTTCTAAGAATATTATTAGTTTCTTTCTCATATTTTAATTCAATAAGTTTACCATTAACAGCCTTTAAATCATTATATGAAATAAGAACAGAATCTTCTTGAACTACCTCCCCCGTAAAAGAAATGTGATAATCATTCGCGTATAAGTTTATAGAACAACTTAACAGTGCTATCATTATCAAGACTTTTGACTTCAATAATTTTCGCATTTTTAAGACTATCTAAATTATTAACTTCAAGAATAAGTTTATTATTTTCTTTTTTAATAGAATCTACATATTCTATTGTAGAACTTGTAACTATGTTTTTATCTTCTGTATAATGTTTATATATAGCAATATAACCAAAAATAGTTCCTGCTAAAATAACTAATGCTACAATGATACTAGTAAGACTACTAGTTACAACTTCTTCAGGATCATTACTATCATACATACCTATCATACGCTCATATCATCTTCGTTAATTAAAGTATAAGTAAAACTATTACCATAAAGTTTACGTTGTTCTTCACACAAACGCATAAAAGCATTAAATTCAATAGGATTATTAAATACTTGACAACCAGCAGAATATTTATCTATAGTATTACGTGTCCAAGATTCATTAGACCTATGAATATTAATTCCGAAAATACCTTTATTAATACTTTCAGAAGTCATATCGTAAGTCATATTTTTATTACCATCGCGATAAACTTTAACTTCTTTCTTTTGACAAAGAGCTTTATATTTACCACGATGTAATCCTATTTGCCAACAACCACGATATTGTCCAGGAACAAGAATAGCAGTACCTTTAGGATTACCAAGATTCTGCATATAATACTTACCAGGTTCTGTAGTAATAGTATAACAAACTCGTTTATGACCATTTCCTGTATTGTAATCTACAATAAGAATATCATCATATTGATTTGTAACTTTGTTATTGTTATTACTACGAACACCTACAATATTAAGATTGTAATTGCCTTTAGTAAACCAAGCATATCCTTTCTTTTTGAACAGCTTTTCAAAATCATAAGCAGCACACTTTGTGAGTAAACTAGTTTTCATACCATTAAAATAAACTTAATTGTTGATTAGATTCTTTTCTTTGACTTTTTAAATATACCATTCTATCATTAAGAACAGCCTCAGCTTCTCTTCTACGATAAGCAATCCTAAACCACTTAACTGTTTCTTCACCTTCTGGGTCAATAGGATACTGATTATTAATATCACGATAAGGCATTCCGTATTTGTTTTTAACAAAAGGACTACCTATATGACATAAACCTAATCCAACACAAGGAATATCAAGAATAAGTTCAACCATCTTAGCATACATAGATAATTGCATAGTATAATGGCTACCATTGCAATTAGGAAGATAGTTAAGTGGAGGAAGCATATATTCCCTTTTACTAATATATTCATTAGTAAGTTGATGAGGCTTAGTAGTCTTATCCTTTTTAAAATAACCACTTTCAAATTGAAGACCGTTACGATTAGTCTTCCAATCAAGTATTACAAAATCAGTAGAACGATAACATAAGATATCAATAGTTCCAGAAATAAGATAATCAATAAGATATGCACCAATTTCTGAATATATTGTATAGCCTCGTTCAGTATAAAACTGAAATACCCTATAGATTTCAGGGTATTTATTGTTAGTAGCTTCTTTAAAAGCATCAACATCAAGAGGCTTTGCAGAGAAATTAGGAATATCAGCAACAGTAACAACACGACCATTTTCAACTTGATTTAAATATTTAATAGCATCTTTAAACATACTGACATCTTTAATAGCATCTTCTATGCCATTATGAGTAGCTGTACCTCTAGCACAAGCTTCATCAGTAATTGCTTGCCATTGTTTTTCTAATTGTTTTTCACTAATACCAAGTTCTTTTGCTTTCTTATGTAACCAGAATTTTTTATCAAAATGAGGAACATAATTATCGTGAATAAGAGTAGTTACTGATTTATACTCATTTCCATTAGTATCAGTATATTTATGTGGACCTTCTTCAAAATAAAGAAAGTTATTATCGTATCTACTATCTCGCATACTATTCTGTTATTTGAATTTCGTTATTACAAGTAGGACAAGTTACATAATATTTATTATCTCTTTTATACCATTGTTTTGAATAATACCAGACAGGAGTAGCACAAACTTTACAACGGTCACCAGAACTAAAGATAATCTTTTTATTTAACATTTCCTTTTAGAGCTTCTTGTATTTTAGAATATATTTTATCTATCCAATCTTGTTTAGAACAACCATAATTTTGTATAGTTATATGTTCTAATTGTTTAGCTAAATATTTAATTCCACATTCAAAACCATATTTTGTACCGTTTTCATAAGCTTTGTTATGAACAGTACTAGAAAGTATTCTATATTCATCTTTAGTGTAACCACCAAGAATATGTATCAATTTAATCTGTGTAGTCTTCAGCATCCATTGAAGATAGGACAGCACCACCACCACGAGATAATTCAGTTTCTTTTTCATACATTAAATTTTGTTTAGCTTCTTCGAGTTTCTTAACTGTAGAAGGAATATCTCCTGCTGTTTTTCTAACTAAATCTACCATATTCATGATAGTAGTAATTTCATCAAGACTAATAGTCGAATGAAGTTTTTCGTTAAGAAGGTTATTAACAACATCAATACTCAATCCAATATTATGAATTGCTTTAAGAAGATTTTCAACTACTTTACCTGCTTCTGTGATATTCTGTTCATAATATCGTTTAATCAAACGAAGAACAAGAACATCAGGAATATAATCTTTTTCAAGTCCAGCTTGGTCAATAGCCATTTTAAGAGCTTCTGGATCACTAAGACCAGATTGTCTAGCAGGACTTTTAGGATCACCTAAATAATAGATAACCATGCACTCAGCAATATATCTATGTTTATCTTTAGAGTTGTCTCTGCGATATAACTCACGAACATCTCTATCTAAAAGATTTCGTGTAGTCGGAGGTTTAGGCATACCACTATCATCGATTTCAATAAGACTATCTATCAAAAGTTTGTTATTCATCGTTATCAAGAATTATATATTCATTATCTAATGAAGTGATATTATAAGAAGCATATAAATAAATACGAGCAAAATACTCACCTTTTTCTTCACATAATTTTTTATAAAGTCTTCTGTTATGTGAAATAGCAATACTAGTTATATATCTATAATAACGTTCTTGTTTAATATGCTTACTATTTTCTTTACCAAGTTGTGTTCTAAATAAAATATATTTATCAGCATCAAGATTTTTTTTAGCTTCAGCAATAAGAGCCTGTTGTTCAGGACTTTCTTCTAATTGTCTAAGTTTAGGAATACGAATATTACCAATAAAAGGAATACCAGTCCAACGACCCTCTTTAAGAAAATTAGCAGCGTCAACTTCTAATTGCTCTATAAAAGCTAATGCAACATCTTTATCTAAAATATTTTTATCAATGCAATCTAGAACATCTTGTTTTTTAAATACTATGACATCATAACCGCCACCAGGAAATTTATAAGTATCAGCCATATAATAATCCTAAATTTTATTATCTACGAGGGAACTAGTTTATTCTAACTCCCCCGTAGAAGGAATGTGATTTGATTACCTCTGTGCATTAGTACTAGAACCAAACTCAATAAAAGGATTCTTATAAGAACCATTTTCTTCTTTATAATTACCGTGAATATTGCAATTAGGAACAATCTTAAATTCAAGATAATAGCAAGGCTGTGAAACACAAATAGCACTCTTATATGCTTCTTTATCACCATTACAATATTCAAGAATATTATTAACAGTAATCATATTTTTAGGACAACTAACATGATGTCCTATAGCTATATCACTAGGAGCAATAATTATCTTATCTCCACAAGACATATTCTTAATGTATTCTGTATCGGTAGTACCAGCCTTAACAAAGACAGGAACAATAGCTGTAGTAATATTCTTTTGTTTACGATTGTTAGCAAGCATAACACTAGCTAAAGATTCACGATAAAGAATACCAATTAAAGAATAATTGTCAGCTACAACTACATTAGATGTAACTTCATTAAGATACTCAGGAGTAATCTCTGATAACTTAGTAGGTAGATTCATAATAATAGAACCATGTTTACCATTTACTTCAAACTTTAACATAGTACAATGTTTAATTAAAAAGTTATTAAATAATTTAATTTAGAAGTACAAGTTGTAACCCAAGAAGGAGTATTATAACGAGTACAAGTTTTAATCCAATTTTTAATACTATTCATATATACTTTATTTATATAATATAATATATTATTTAGTATTATAACATATTCTAGAAGCAAAGATACACATTATATTCAAGATATTCAAGATAATATTCTACTATTTTCTAATTTTAACTTAATTTCACAATTAAAAGTCTTAAAAATACTATCAATATAAGTAACATTATAACCAGTACTATCAATAATATAAAAAGTAACACTATAATAAATTTATTGTTAAATATATGTAAATTATTTGCAAGTATGAAATAAAATCTTTATCTTTGCAGAGTAATACTCTAATAAACTCTAATATACTTAATAATTATAGTAATATAAATAATACTAAAACTATTAGTTATTGTCTAATTAAGATGTTTAAAATGTTAATAGATTTAGGTTTTCTCATAATTAAGGTTTAGTATTTTTAGTCTATGATGAATCTTAATTTTTTAATAGTCTTAGTTGTGAAACTGAGGCTATTATTTTTGTATATATTTGAATTAATATTATACATAATGTTATAAGTTGTTCTACATTTGAATATAAAAGAAATAATAAAGAAAACCTGAAGTTAAGCTGATAAAGTTGTAAGTGATGTTGTATAAAGAAAGTTATAAAGGTTAGTTTTAGAGATAAAATAAAAGATAAAAGAAAATAAGATATAAAGGTTGAAAATGAAGAGAGATAAATTTAAAGTTGTGAGAGTGAAGCTATGTACTAGAACCCCTGGGGATAAAAGTAGCGATTGAAGTGCCCCCACCACTCATTCTCAACAGAACAAGATTGGTGTTCCACCAATTCTCGAACTCAACAATACAAGTTTTGGCAATAGAAGGACTGTTGCTCATCTTGATTTTCCTAGCGAATCAGGGTGTAACATTAGTAAAGCTGCTTAAGGAGCGACTTATGCTAGGCGAAAGTATTCAGAAATGGAAACTATCGTAGTTACAATCAAGGGAGTAAAGGTGTTCGTAGATGAGAATTCTGCAAGTGTTCAACTCACACTCGACAAGGCTATCAAAGGCTTTGCTCGTGATGATGAAGGCAACTTTGCTGAAGCTGATGTCAAGACCATTTCTATCCATCGTTCTAAGCTGACTGCTCAGCTTTGCGAGGCTAGTGATGATATTGCCATGTATCGCGCTACTCTTGACCATGCATTTGGTCAGAAGGAGTTCGGTGTTATCCTCTTCAATGCACAGATTACCTTGAACCGTCAGCGTGTTGCTGCTGGTGAGGTGATTGGCGAAGGTGATAATGCTGTTGCTGCTGAGCGTGATTGCTATCTCACTGATGTTGCTAAGGTTAAACTTAGTGACCGAGCACTTCGTCAGCTTGATGCTGCTACTGCACTTTAATGTGTGGTGGCAGCTCATGCTGTCCTAGATGATGTCTGGAAATAGTGTAGAGAAAATCTGCACTATTTCCATCATCTCTTGGGTCTTCTCATTCATCAACAGAACTAGCATCTCATTCTCAACAAAACAAGAGTTGCTCGTTCTCAACAAAACAAGTCTTGGTGTGAAATCTGTAATTAGATTACAATTAAGCGTTCAGTAAGACTTTATGAACTCTGAAACACATCAATTAGAAGTCAAATAAGAGTATTAACAATAAAATTAGAAGGACTAATTATGATTTATACAGTATTTGTAGAACATACTTCTTCAATAAGAAGTTTTGCTAAAATAGCAACTACTAATAAACAAAAAGCACAAGAAGTGTTTGATGAAATGTGCCAATATTTTCTTGGTTTAGCACAAAGTGAAGGTAATGCTTCAATTCGTCATTGGAATAATGATAGTTGTATTACTTTTGTAGATTGTGTAATAATTAAATCAGATAAAGATAAACACATTATTCATTTTGATCAATTTGAAAACGATTAATATAAATTATATCACTATGAAAAAAGTATTTTCAGTCGTTTGCAAACTATTTATTTGGACAATAGTAGGACTATTTAGTGCAATGTTTACATTAGCATTCATAATAGGAATAGTAGAAGGAGATTTATCTCACGGGTTATTTTATTATTTGCAGTAATAAGTTTTTGTAAGGTAAGAATAGTATTGTTGAGAGTGGGAAGAAGTGTGGTTGTAAGTGGTGGACTGTCACCTTCACCACCCTTTCTTTCATTCTCTTCAATTTCATTATCTCTCTCTAAAAAATCAATACTGCTAAACCCATTTTATTTTTCTTTTCTACTACAAATAATACTATTTCCAAAACTATTAAAATCACATCTTTGTCAGTATTATTTTATTATTTAAGCACTAAATTCGTTAATTGTGTTAGTATATAAATAATACTGCTATGGTCATTACATTCAAGTAAAGGTTGGGCTCAACCTTATTAACAATATGTTGATTAAATTAAGTGCCACAATTAATTAAAATATTAATAATTAAAACAATTAGGAGGACTAATTATGAACGTAACATTTGCAATCTGTGTAATAGTATTCTTTTCTTTTATCGGAGAAATTCTTACATGGATATCAAGAAAAGATAGAATATTCGCTTTCTCACATGTATCATTAATAAGAATACTAACAATATGTTTATCAATTTATACTATACATTGTGTAGATAAACAATATGATGATTATAAGTTCTTAAAAGAGGCTAACTCATTTAAAACAAGAACTTATTCAACATCAAGATTCGTTGATTAACTATCAGCGTACAATGATAGATACTCTGGCTAATCATTTGTGGGAAGAACATAATTGTGATATTCCACAATTCGATGGAGAGCTTAAAATTAATATTGATTACGAAGAACAATATCTTGATAGTTTATACAATACTCAACTTTAATTTATAAATTAAAAGAAATGAAAAAGATTCAATTCTATGTAG